ATGATATCAGAAGAAGTTGTAGGAATATTATTAGATAAATTATACGAATGAACATATTTTATTTAGATAAAGACCCAGTTGTAGCTGCAAGGGTACAATACAATAAGCATGTGGTTAAAATGATCTTAGAATCAGCCCAGATGCTTTGTACAGCGCATCATCATTATGGCTCTGGAGATAATGTTCCTTATAAAAAAGCACATTACAACCACCCATCAACAATATGGTGTAGAGAAAACGACAAACAATACAGATGGTTGTTTAATCATATGTTAGCTTTAGGCGATGAGTACACTAGACGTTATGGTAAGAGACATTTATCAATAGACAAATGTTTTGGTCCATTATCTTTTTTACCGCCACATATACCTAAAGATAAACCATTTACTGAACCACCACAGTGTATGCCAGATGAATATAAAGTTGAAGGCGATAGCGTTCAGGCTTATTGGAATTATTACATTGGTGAAAAACACGTAGTTGCAAATCCTAAAATAGAAAAAATATATGAGTAGAATAAAGACGTATAAGCATTTAGTTTCAACTGATGCTTTTAATATAAAAACCAAAATTAAAAATTTTGTTAAACCAAGGGTGACAAAAGCCCTTAAAGGTAGTAAAGTAAGGGGCTAATGTCACACAGTAGAAACATAAAATGGTTGAATGATCGTAGAGTAAATTATAGGAGAGATCCTGTTAATGATATACCTACTATTGAAACCGCATTGTATAAATACTACGAGTACGGTACGCATGAGGCTTATCACTTGTTTAATAGCAAGGCTAAGATAACTACGTATCGTTCCTTGAAGTGGCATTTTTATGTTCTATACTATTTAAACAATTACGATGGTTTACCTGTTAATAATCTACCAAAAGTATTTAGATTTATAGCTGATAAAGATAATGGCTTTGTAACATTTTTTATTAGTGATAAAAAGCTAGATGCTATGATAGACGATGTTTTGACTGGTGGATGTGAGCCTCCGGTAAACAAGAAACGTAAAATAATATTTAAAGACTATAGCGGATTAACACCTGAGCAAAAGATGAGTATTGTAGGTAGTTTGATCGGTAGATCAAGACGTGTAGATGAAGAAGCAATTTATCAATGCATGTTAGATCTAAACGAGTATAACCAGAAAATTACAATAGATCGTATCGCTGGCTTGCTTAACTGCTCGGCTCGCACAATACAAAGAAATATGTGTGATGAACTTAAAAAAGAAAAAGAGTTACTAAACAAACAATTATGAAAATACAAGTATCATCTGAAAACTCTTTATATGTAGAACTAAACGGTTATACTTATTATATAGACGATTCAACTAATGAACAAATAATAGAAAAATATGAAACAGAAGTTTAATGAGTGGATGGCGAGCATAGGTAATATATATTACGCTAATAACGAGCTAATGGAAAAAGCTTTTGATAAAATAGAACAAAATGAAAAAGTATAATGTACAGAATTACATAAGATACAAAGAAGATATTAAAAAGTCTATGCCTGATGATAAGTTTTACGACTATTATACTCGTGACGAACTTATTGTTAAGTTTCTACCTCTTGTAGAAAACCTAGCACGTAAGTTTTCAACTACGCAACAGGCATCAGGCGTTTTAAGCATTAATGATCTTATACAAATAGGTTCTGAAGGACTTATTAAAGCTGTAGACAAACTTGACTGGCTACAATTATCTGAGTCCGAAGACATCGAAAAAACATTAAAGTCGTTCTTTGCAAAACGAATAAAAGGCATCATTAGAAGACGTATAGACATGGCTCGTGGCGGTATGCGTATACCAGAACACAAGCTAAATGAGATACGTAAAAATCCTAAAGACAAAAAGATGGTTGAGATATTTTTTAACAGCATGTTTTTAAGTATCGATGCACAAGTAACTAATGACGATGAAGAAAATATGATGTATCAAATAGCAGATAAATCAGAGCCGTATAATATACAAATACTTAATATTTATTTAAAAGGTTTAATGGAAAAACATCTTGATAAAAATCAATATGAAGTATTACGTATGAGCTACGGTCTTGACTGTGACAAGCATTCTGCTAACGAAATAGCAGCGAAACTTGGCATCAAAGGATCAGGCGCTTATGTGCGTATTTCTGAGCTAAAAAAGTCTGCAGTACAAACACTAATTGATAACGTTGATCACTCGCAAGTGCTTGACTTTGTGTAAGTTAGATATGTAAAACATCAAATCAATGTGTAATTATATTAATATACCAAAACAATAAACCATATGACCATAAATGAAAAGCTGGCTACAATCCAGACAAAGTTTAAATCTAAAAAATCAAGGTTTAACTCATTCGGCAAATACTACTTCAGATCAGCCGAAGACATTCTCGAAGCAACAAAACCCTACCTATTAGAGTTAGGAGTATCAGTAACGATTAATGAAGAACTAATCGCTAGTGATCCTATGCCAATACTACAAACTAGTGCAACTGTATCTGACGGTAAAAGTAATATCGTAGCTACAGCTCTAGTCGGCGTAGACTTGGCTCAAAAAGGTATGCAAGTACCTCAACAGTTCGGTTCTGCTTCGAGCTACGGTAAGAAATACGCCTTAGGCAATTTATTTCTAATCGACGACACTCAAGACAGCGATGCTGTTAATACACACGGTAAAGCACCGAAAGCAAAAAACACATTAACCTCTACAAAAGATCCAGCTTTCAAGAAAGCACAGGACTATATAAAAGCAGGAGGTAAGTTAAATGCTATAAAAGCTAAATATGCCTTATCTAAAGAAGTTGAGGCCGAATTAAATACTCTATAATGAAAGACGTATTAAAAAAGTTAGAAAATGATGAATACTATTATGGTGAATTTGGAAAACAATACCTTAGTAATTCTGATATTTCTACATTACTTACAAACCCTTTAGCTTTAGGAAAGCAGCAAGCAACACGCCCTGCGTTTCTAGTTGGTGGTTATTTCCACACGGCTATACTAGAACCTGATAAACTAAAAAAGTTTAAGGTTATAGAAGCTACAACTAGAAATACTAAAGCTTATAAGGAGATGTCTGGCGGTGAACTATGTTTACTGCAGCATGAGGTTGATCAGATCGAGCTAATGACTGAAAAAGTATTAGCAAATGATATGTGTAGAGATCTTATACGCGGTATAAACGTAGAGTACGAACGACCAGGCATTACAGAGCTTGAAGGTTTAAATTGGAAAGGTAAAGCAGATATAGTAAACCATGATGAAAAACTTATTATTGATCTTAAAACAACAGCAGATCTAACTAAGTTTAAGTGGTCTGCTTCTAAGTACAACTACGACAGTCAAGCTTATATTTACAGTAAGTTATTTGGTTATGAATTTTTATTTATAGCCATAGACAAAACAACACATCAAATAGGTATATTCGACTGTTCTCCGCAATTTTATGAGAGAGGAGCTGATAAAGTTCAACGAGCAGCAGAACAATATAAACTATTTTATCAATCCGAGGATTTTGATCCTCAACAATTTTTTATTAATCAAACCCTATAAAACAAATGGCAAGAACCAGAAAAAACCAAACAAAAGTATGCAGCGTAACAGGATTAGAAACTTCTGTAAACAATTTTTACAAGAATCAAACGCATGTTAAAGCTGTAGATAATTTGCGACGTAATAGCAATGCTACTAAAGAGCAGATGCAACGCATGTTTAATCAAATAAATTCTTACGTATAATGGCTAGTATAATTAAAGCTAGTATTAACCTCAATGAAATACCTAAAGATAAAATTATCGTAGGTAAAAAAGGTAAATACTTGCCTATAACAATAACGCTTAATGATGAGCCGGATCAGTTCGGAAATCAAGGTCCTATTGTTGTAGCTCAATCAAAAGAAGAACGTGAAACTAAAACTGCTAAAACTTACTTAGGTAATGTACAAGTAGTTTGGACCAACGGAGATAATGTTGCAACCGCGCCACGTGATGACCAACCGCAGCAAGCAGCACCAGCTGCACAACCTGTAGATGACTTACCGTTTTAATGGACGAAGAAGATTATCTAAACGTGATTACCGACGATAATGGTAATGTGACATTAATTGAAGATTAAATTAAATTGAATGCAAACAACAGAGATCAATGGATTCTTGATTGATAATTTCAATCAACACAAGCTAGAAGAAGGAAAAAAGCAGGGTATATGTCCTGTTTGTTCGCACACTAGAAAACCCAAGAATCAAAAGGCAAAATGTGCGTCTTATGATTGGGAACGGGGTCTCGGTACTTGTCACAATTGTAATACAACTTTTCAACTACATACTTACAAACGTAAGGGCGAAACAGTAAAGGTTTATGAAAAACCTAAGTACGCTGGTACAGCTCCTACTAGTAAAATAGTTGAATGGTTTAAAACAAGAGGTATATCTCAGAAAACCCTCACTGATTTAAAAGTCGGTGAGGGATCTGAATATATGCCGCAAACCGGTAAAACCGAGAGAGCAATAAAGTTCAATTATTTTATAGGCGGTGATTTAATAAACATTAAGTACCGCGATGGAAGAAAGAACTTTAAATTATTTAAAGGTGCTGAAAAAGTATTTTATAATATTGATAGTACTGTAGGTTATGACTCTTGTGTCATAGTTGAAGGTGAAATGGACGTACTGGCTTTACACGAAGCTGGTATTACCAATGCAATATCTGTACCAAACGGTGCTACATTAAATACTAATAACTTAGATTATCTTGACAACTGTATTGATTACTTTGACGATAAAGAAAAAGTTATATTAGCTGTAGACTCAGATGAAGCAGGTCAAGCATTACAGGCAGAGCTTATAAGACGATTAGGATCTGAAGTATGCTACATAGCTACGTTTGATGATTGTAAAGATGCTAACGAATATTTACAAAAACATGGAAAACAAAAACTGGCAGAGCGTATTGAAGGATCAAGACCGGTACCGCTTGAGAATGTCACGACATTTAGGGACATTGAGGACGAAGTCACAGACTTTGTTCGTAACGGGTTTAAACCTGGATATCAAATTGGTTTGGAAAATTTTGACAACATCTTCTCAACTTATACTGGTCAGTTTATTACTGTTACTGGTATTCCGAGTAGCGGCAAGTCAGATTTTGTCGATCAAATGGTTGTTGGCTATAACCAAAACTATGGCTGGAAAACGGCGTTTGCTAGTCCGGAAAATGTGCCGACTTACCTTCACGCACATAAATTAATGCGTAAGGTTTGGCAAGGTATGCCAACGTCAGCAGATATACATGGTGATAAATGGAATCAAGTAGCTGATCATTGTAATACAAACTTCTTTCATATTGATATGGAACGATACACGCTAGAGTCAGTGCTTAAAAAAGGTGCTGAACTAGTTAAACGTAAAGGCATTAAATGCCTTGTTATTGATCCATTTAATAAAGTAAGAGATGTTGACTGTAAAACAGAAGATGTCAACAGGTATACAATGGAATATCTAACTAAAATAGAAATGTTTGCTAAGAAGTTTGATGTACTAGTATTTATAGTAGCGCATCCAACTAAAATGTATAAAGACAAAGATGGTAAGATTGAAGAGCCTACAATGTATAACATTAAAGGCGGTGGTGAATGGTATGATGCAAGTTATCACGGTATATTAGTACATAGAGATTATGAAAATAAAACTGTAAAAGCTAAGATACTTAAGGTTAAGTTTCAAAACCTTGGTGAAAACGGAGCTGAAGCTCATTTTAAATGGGAACCAAAGTCTGGTTGTTTTATACCTTATGAACCTATTAGTATTAATGATGAACCTATGCCTTGGGAATAAATGGCTTGGAAGAAGAATAAGATAAACATGGGTAAGTATAATGCTACAGAGCATGATCTTAAAGCATATAGATGGTGTATACGTAATAAAATATACATTGCACCAAAAGCTATTAACGATGCTAAATGGTCTATAGTTATAACAAACAACGGTAGAACTCATGAAGATCCTAGTCATTATATTAGAGATTTAATATGGGAAAAGATTTACGAATACTATAAATATTATTATGAAAAACACATATCAAAACGCTAATCAAGCATATGAATCTGTACTTGATAAAATTATAATTGAAGGTATAGATTTTGGAGATACAAAAGCTGTATTTAATTGTGGCTTTTATATTATGGATCCGCTAGATAATTATATATCAAACAAACAGCGTAACTGGAGTTTAAAGTATGCTGAAGCCGAATGGCAGTGGTATCTTTCTGGTGATCCAAATATTAAAAAGCTTGGTGAACTATACGGTAAAGTACCACCAATATGGCAGCGTATGGCAGATGAACACGGTAATGTTAATTCAAATTATGGTTATCAATGGAAACGTGATTGTCAAATAGATTATGTTTGCGCTAAGTTAAAGTCTTGCAAAGACACACGTCATGCAGCTATAAGTATTTATGATGCTAAAGAAAACAGTAAATATAAGAAAGACACGCCTTGTACTTATGCAATACAGTTTAGTATTATAAATAATGAGCTTTGTATGTCAGTCTATATGCGTTCTAATGACATCTGGTACGGCTTCTGTAATGATCAGTATCAGTTTTCATCATTACAAAAAATGATTGCAGAGAGACTGAATTTAAAAATAGGTTGGTATTATCATCACGCACATAATATGCACCTGTATAACAACAAACTATAATTTATGTATTATTTATACCACATACCTGGTAAAAAGATAGGCGTTACACGTAATCTTAATAACCGGGTTACGCTGCAACAAGGTTACGCAGCAGATGAATACGAAGTTCTACTTACTAGCGATGATATTAATTTTATATCAGACAAGGAAATAGAACTTCAACAGTCTTATGGCTACAAGAAAGATAGAACATTATATAAAAATTTATTTAAATCAAATATGAAAATAAACCCAACAGAACAAACAAGTACGTTTCCAGTTCCTGTAAATAAACTTAAAGGTCAGTTAATGGACAATATAGGTTTAACGTGGACAACACCACAAGGATATAGCTTTGTTATTAAACAAGAGTATATTAACTGGATTATGGCAAATGTATCTGAATCTATGTACAACAAAAACAGATGTTATATTTACAATAAAGCTTTTTATGAAGCTTTCTTTAATCCAAAGCATATAGGTGAAGACATATATGATCCTTCGTTAAACGATCGCTTTGGTTTAATTAGAGACTGGGCTAAACAAAGAGGTTTGTATGATAAAGGTAATTCACATACTCAGTATGTTAAGTTAATGGAAGAGGCAGGAGAGCTAGCACAGTCTTTATTAAAACAAGATAAACCTGAAATACAAGATGCTATAGGCGATATGATCGTAGTATTAACAAACCTAGCACATCTTGAAGGTTTTACAGTTGAAGACTGTATCGATGCTGCTTATACACAAATAGCTGCGCGTAAAGGCAAGATGATTAACGGAACATTTGTAAAAGAAACATTATGAAGATAAGAACACAAGACGCAATAGTTCAGTCTGTTTTAAGAAAGATGGACGAACGTAGTTTAATCGGACAGAAAAAGTATGGAGCTACAATGATGCAAGAAATAGAAGGTCAAGAAAAAGATCTTAATCGTTTCTTAGTTGATGTACAAGAAGAACTAATGGATGCTTTATTATACATTGAAGCTGCTAAAAGATGTTTAGCTGATGAGGTTGAAGAGTGTATGATAAATAGAATAAACGTTGTAGGTCAAAACGGTAACGATGGTTTACACTATCACGACATTGAGATCAATGAAGAGAAGACCTTATAAACGCAAGAAAAAACGCGGGCCAGTACAGTCAAAGAAGGTATCATATGATGGTATTAACTTTGCATCTGGCCTTGAGCGTTATATGTATATGGCTTTGAAAAAAGAAAAAATCAAAGCTAAATACGAAGGAGAGACTTTTGTTTTATTAGCTGGTTTTCATTTTGAAAACGAAGTATATGAGAGATGTGCTAATGGTAAAGGTGATTACAAAAATAGAGGTTGCAAACGTATACTACCTATTAAGTACACGCCTGATTTTATTGGTGATGATTTTATAATTGAAACAAAAGGTAGAGCTAATGAGTCTTTTCCAATGCGTTGGAAGTTATTTAAAAGACTTGTTATGAATCAATTTCCTAATTACACATTGTATAAACCACAAAATCAAAAAGAATGCGACGAGACAATAAAGCTAATCCTTTCGAAGCGAAAAGGATAGCAAGACAGAAGTATGCCGAGCGTCAAATTGATAAATGGGTTAAATGGAGTTGGGAGATGCGTGGTAAAATAAAATACAAAGAACTAATAGAAATACAAGATAGATATGGAATCAAATGTTATTGATTATGTTTTAGCTAAATATCCTAAAACATTTAAAGATAAAGAAATACTAGTAGAAGAAAATGATGCTTGTTATTTTGTATCAACAAACAAAGATGAATCACCTTTAATATTAAGCAAAAACATATGAGTAATAAAAAGAAACAATGGAGCCTGTCAATAGGTACTTATCCAGGTTTACTGGTCGGTATGAGATCATACGAAGAAGAAACACAAACAACACACGTTATTTATTTACCGCTAATTGACATAGCATTAGAGATATATAAGTAATGGGATTATTTGATAAAAGAATACCGTATAAACCTTTTGAGTACCCTGAGTATTACACAGAAGGTTGGTTAAAGCAAGCTCAAGCATTTTGGTTACACACTGAAATACCAATGAGTGGAGATGTTAAAGATTGGAACGAAAGATTAAATGATAAAGAAAAGAACTTGGTCGGTAATATACTGCTCGGCTTCGCACAGACGGAGTGCGCGGTTTCTGATTACTGGACCCAAAAAGTAGTAAGCTGGTTTCCAAAGTACGAGATACAGCAAATGGCTATGATGTTTGGATCACAAGAAACGATACACGCGGTAGCATATAGTTATTTAAATGAAACATTAGGATTAGAAGATTATGAAGCATTCTTACACGAACCGGCGACGGCTGAGAGATTTGATAATTTGGTTGCTTACGACGGTGATAACGCAGTTGGTATTGGTAAAAGCTTGGCTGTATTTTCAGCCTTCGCTGAAGGAGTTAGTTTGTATAGTGCTTTTGCAGTCCTTTATAGCTTTCAGCTTCGCAATTTACTTAAAGGGATCGGACAACAAATGAAATGGTCTGTTCGCGATGAAAGCTTACACAGTAAAATGGGTTGCAAGCTTTTCCGCGATATGTGCAGCGAAAACAATCAATTACTGAATTTATGTCGAGAAGATATAGTAAAAGCTGCGGAAACCATGGTAGCACTAGAAACTAAGTATATTAACAAGATGTTTGAGATGGGTGACATTGAAGGCATATCATCAAATGATCTTACGCATTTTATAAAAAAGAGAGCAAATGAAAAACTTGTTGAACTGGGTTACGTTGACCTTGGGAACTATTTCGCGTATGACAAGGGCGCAGCGTCTAATCTTGATTGGTTCTATCATCTTACCGGCGGGGTCACTCATACTGATTTTTTCGCAATACGGCCGACAGATTATAGCAAAGCTGGCGAAGGGGAAGACTTCGAAGATATTTGGTAACATAACTAATAAAGATATAGAAAAAGACTTATATGAAGGGAAGTAAACAAAGCAGAACAGATCTGCTAGAAAAAAAGATACAAGCAGCGATTAATATAATTAAGCAATTATTAGATGAAAATGCTTATTTAAAAGATCTGTCTGTAGGTACACTGGAGACTGTAAAGTTAATGCCAGGCTATGATGAAGCAATAGAACAATTAAAAACTAAACTAAAAGAAGATGGAGAGAAAAAGAAAATGGAAGTACAGGCTGATTAAAGCCTTACGATATACTAATAAGCTCACATCTTGGCAGAAGTTTGCGTCACGTGTTGGATACATGGGCGCAGGCTTTGTCATAGCAGGGCAATGGACAATTGAACCTATGTTTTTTATCATAGGATTTATGTGTGTGATAGTACAAACATCATCACGTAAACAATGGAACTTAGTTGCTTTAAACGTTAATGGTTTAATAGCATGGATCATACACTTAATAAACGGAGTATAAATGTGGAACAATGAATGGAAAAAAGGAGAAGATTACCCTAAGTGGGGTGATACAGATGTATATAAAAAAACTATCGCAGGCGGTTACTTACTACAAGATGAAACACCTCGTGAAGCATACATGCGAGTTGCTAAAACAGTTGCGCGTAGACTTTACAAACCTGAGATGGCTGGAACGTTCTTTGATTATATTTGGAATGGTTGGCTGTGTCTGGCTAGTCCTGTGTTATCAAATACAGGGACTGATCGTGGTTTACCTATATCTTGCTTTGGCATTGATGTTGCAGACTCGATACAGGACATAGGACAAAAAAACTTAGAGATGATGCTACTCGCTAAGCACGGCGGTGGAGTTGGCATTGGTATTAATATGATTAGACCCGCTGGCGCTAAAATAACAGGTAATGGAACAAGTGATGGCGTTGTGCCGTTTTGTAAAATATACGATTCGACAATACTTGCCACTAATCAAGGATCTGTCAGACGAGGAGCTGCATCAGTTAATATTAATATTGATCACCCCGATTTCGATGAGTGGCTCGAAATACGTGAACCTAAAGGTGATGTCAATAGACAATCACTTAACATGCACCAGTGCGCTGTGGTTGGCGATAAATTTATGCGACGAATTGAACAAGGAGATAGAGACGCTAGAAAACGTTGGGGAAAATTACTTCAAAAGCGTAAAGCTACTGGCGAACCTTACATCCTTTTTAAGGGGAATACAAATAAAAATAACCCACGAGCCTACAAAGACAATGGCTTAAAGGTACATATGACAAACATATGTTCAGAGATTACATTACACACAGACGAGAATCATAGCTTTGTATGTTGCTTGTCGTCATTAAATTTAGCTAAATATGATGAATGGAAAGGTACTAACCTTATATATCACGCCACGTGGTTTCTTGATGGCGTTATGGAGGAATTTATTCAAAGAGCCAAAGGACTTAGAGGTTTTGAAAATGCCGTTCGTTCTGCTAGCAAAGGACGAGCACTCGGGCTGGGTGTCCTTGGGTGGCATACCTACCTCCAAGAAAAGGCTATTCCTTTTGAAGGTTTACTTGCTCAGTTTGAAACTAGGAAAATATTTTCGCAAATTAAAATCGAAAGCGAGCGGGCTAGTAGAGATCTTGCTGAGGTTTATGGTGAACCTTTGTGGTGCGTTGGCACTGGTATGCGTAATACTCACTTGCGCGCTATTGCTCCCACTGTTAGTAATTCAAAGCTTAGCGGAAACATTTCGCCGGGAATAGAACCTTGGGCTGCTAATGTATTTACAGAGCAGTCTGCTAAAGGTACGTTTATACGTAAAAACCCTACACTTTTAAAATTACTTAGAAAACTTAAAATAAATAACAATGAAACTTGGGATAAAATACTGGCAGATGGTGGTAGTGTTCAAGGTCTATCTGAGCTTGACGGGGTTGTGGTTGGACCACACGATGTACCGGCTAAGGACGTTTTTAAAACGTTTAAAGAAATCAATCAACTCGAACTAGTAAATCAAGCTGGTATACGACAGCAGTACATAGATCAATCTGTTAGTTTAAATCTAGCATTTCCTAGTGTAGCTACACCTAAATGGATTAATCAGGTTCATATGTCAGCATGGAAAAAAGGTATTAAGACCTTGTACTATACTAGAACTGAATCAGTACTACGCGGCGATATAGCACAACAAGCTATGAGTGAAGATTGTTTAGCTTGTGATGGCTAAAGGCTAAAAGTTATGACTTTTTTATACATACAATAACCAATGTGTATAAAAAATTAAATAATCTATACATATTAAAAAAGGGCTCTCGTAATGAGGGCCCTTTCTTGGTTACAGGAACTTTTGGGTATGGTACGCCCAGTTATCTTTGTTCCTTATTTTTTACAGACACACTCTGCTACTGGACAGTCTTTAACATCTACAATTAATTTAGATACTAACCAGTTCCATTTGCACATTAGCTTACACCAGCAAGCCTGCATCCATAATCCTAATTTTACTAATAATTTTCCCATTGTTTATTTATTTATACATTCTAGCCAGTTTTGAAGCTGGCACCCCGTCTTTTGTTACTGACCCACCTTTTGCTATTTCCATAGTATAAGCATAATCTTTTAAAGACTTAATATCTTCAGGTTTTCTAGGCTTAACAAAAGTTTTAGGTCCAGCGCCATCCGTGTCATCAATATAAAAACCTTCTTTACTTTGCTTAACATATTTATCGTAAGCAGGTTTATGAAGTTTTTGAATTGAATCTTGATATTCTTTTTTCTTTTTAGGATCTATTTTTAATGGTGATTTCTCACTAAATGATTTTTGAAATGGTGAACTCATGATTTTTTTGATTTATTTTTTTGACAAAAGTTTCTGGCTGCTTCTACGCTGCCGAAACCCCACTTTTTTAGTGCCATTGCTTTTTTAGTTGGTTCGCCTTTAGCATCTTTCATTGCTCCAGCCATACCAGCAAATCTACAAGCAAATGACACTCTCCGCTTGTTAGTTCCTTTTGTAAGTCTCTTACCTAATTTCTTACCGGTTTCAGATGTATACTCTGACCGCATTTTTCTATTTTGCTTTTCGTAAGCTTTTTCTTTTATGTTTACTGGTGATTTCATATTAATATGTCCAAATTACGTTTTGTGATTTATCTTTGTCGATGTCTACATGTATAAAAGTGCTAGCAACACCTATACGATTGAAACCTACTTCTATCAACGCTGTAAGCATTTCAAATCTATCATTAGATCTTACGCATGCTACATCAATTGCTAAGCCTTTTAAATGCGAAGATGAATCAACACCACCAACTTTACGGTTGTGATCTCAGTTCTGTATCCACTAGTTACGTGTATAGGCTTGCCATATATCTCACGAGCTTTGTCTATCATATCCAAAAGCTCAGGATCCATAAGCTGACCACTACCTTGTATATCAGGTGAATCAAATTCTTCGTAATTAAAGTATTTCAATCTTCAGTTTCTTTTTTAATGTTTATCCATTTAGAAATCGTGTAACCAATAGTTATTAAAAGTAATAATATTTTCAAACCGTCTTCTATTTGTGTAAATGTTGTAACACTAAGTGTGCCTACGTTCATAGCATATAGCTTTATATCTGATAAACTCATTTTATTCTCCACATTTTTTTGATGGATCATCTACTCTTCTCCAGTCTTCTTTTTCAAACCAGTCTCTAAGTGTAGCTCCCTTTTTACGAGCGCCTTTGACATTAGTCTTAGACGATCTTTTATATTTACCCTTTGCGCCAGCGGATTTTTTAGAGTTTACTAGCTTTTCTCTTTGTTCTTTACTCATGCTACGTATTTTTGCAGCAGGTAAGCATGTTTTAGTTGTACCACCACCTTTTTGTTTATTAAGCGGAGATCTTTGTTCTTCCGCGTGTGCAAGCCCAACCTTGTTGCCGTCACCTCTACCAGATACAGAAGCAGTTCTATTACGCATTTTATTCCAAGGCTTTGAGTGCATAACAGTAGCAGCACAATGCATCATTGGTGTTTTTTGTTTATAAGCCATTATTTCTTTTTACCTCCAAAGTTACTAGGTCCTCCAGCTTTAGTACATCTTACACCCCAACCTGAAGCATAAGCACTAGGCCAAACTTTAAATTTTCTTTTTGCAGCAGCTTTACAAGCACTACTTATTTTACCGTATAAAGGACTATTTGCCATCTTTCTTTTTATTTTGTAGTTCAATTATTTTTTTAACTCTAGCATCTTCATAACGCAATGCTTTAATTTGTTTTTTATCAAGACCTAAATCTAATAGCATTTGTACTTGATCAGATGTTTTAGTATCTTTTTTCATTGTATCAAACTCCATCTGTTTTAGCTCAGCCGGTGTTGGATCTTTAGGTTTGTCCCAACCTCCATAATATGGTAAGCCAACATCATAAGTACCCCAACCTAAACCTAATGCAACTTTTTGCCAAGTCTCTGTTTGATTACTTAATAAACCTCTAATGTTGTTTGCTTTTTTAACAACACGATCAATTGGTACATTTGTAAAAGCAGATATAATCTGAGCACCTGCTAAATAAGCTGGGATTGTCAAGGACTAAAGCCTTTTTCTTTCATTTCTTTTCTATTCCAACTAAAGCTTTTTAATCCGCCTACTAGTTTTCTATATTTAGAATTAAGTGGTGGTGAAAATCCTAAAGCTTCAACTGATGCAGCTTCATACTCAGGCGTTTTCTTACCGTGCTCATCGTATAGTTTAACTATCATATTTTTAAGAGCTGAAACTGCTGTACCTGCAACACCTAAACCTTTCAACTGTGAGTCAAGCATACCGTTTGCAACTCTAGCTATTTTCTTATCAGCACGTGCTTTTTTTCTTAGCATCTTCTTCTTCGTCTTCGCTATCACCAAATCCTATAGCAAACAAAGCTTGCTGCAGCGCGTTGAATATTAAGTTTTGTACAAAACCGTAATAAGCTATTTTAGACACGTGAGTTTTCCAATCGCCACGACCAGCGAGAAGATCCTGAGCAGCTCTTTTCTGTATTCTAGCATACTGCATCGGAGTATTTGCCCAAGCAAGTATTACACGACCAGCAGCGGATGCTTGCTGCAAACTAATTTTAGACGGATCACTTGACTGTTGACTTTCTTCAGCTAATGCTCTAAAGTCATCAAATGCTTTTTCTTCTGCAAGCTTTTGATCCATACCTTCTTTGATGTACTTCTTTATTCTATTTCTATAGAACGTAGCTCCACCGGTTGCAATAGCAAAACTATCAGCAAACCTTGTCATAACAAAACCCTTGCTAAGTAAGAAAGCAATAGCAGCTCTTGGCTTGTTCTTAGAATCTTTTACTGCATCTGCTATTTCAGATTCACTTACATTAATTTTAAGACCGTTACGGCGCTGTGTTAAATAATCAGAGTTCATAAGTGACATAAAGTCTTTCCAGTATTGTTTCTGATTTGCAAACGCTTTACCTGCAGCTACAATATTATTATCACCCCAATTTATAAAGTTTACAGCAGAGATAGTCTGTAGCAATGCAGATCTTGTGTTTAAGAACATTACAGCACCAACAGAGTTGTTTAGCCAGTCAAATATCTTTTCTGTTACAGGGTTGCTTCCTATTGGTCTATTAGTACCAGCTTTCATACGACGTATGCTATCTTCCATAGCTCGACGCCATCTTGTGCCGTAAGCAGCTTCCATTTTATTTAAGTTCTCAGGTGAGAATATAATATCTAAATTCTCTCTAAACTCTTGCTGAGCTTCTGCTCTGTTAACTTTGTTTATACCACCAATAATATCTGTAGTTAAGTTACCACCTAACCAGTCTTTACCAGGCTCAGGATACGGTTTACCTTTTTGTATTGATATTAATTGATCTGCAAACGCTTGTAGTTTAGGATCTTTCTTAATAAAGCTGTTTAACTTTCTAATGTCTGCTTTTGATAATCCAGGTATTGACATACCTTGTTGCGTCCATATGTAAGTTCTAATAGCATGCTGATATGTAAAACCACCAATACCAGTTTCTTTTCTAAATGTTTTAGGCAAACCTGGGAACTGCTGTTTAAGTGCCATAAAGTCGTTAGCCGCAGACATTTTTGACTGTACAACAGTATCTTCAGCTTTCATATATGGGTCTAACAAGTTTGTTTTAAGAAAAGCCATTTGAGCATCACCTTTCTTACCTTTACCTAACATCTTGTACAATAGACCCGTAAAGTCTTCTGCTGATGCGGGTATTAAGAAATTATATTTACCTTTGCTAGCACCAACTGTTTTAGCTTTTGCAGCTGAAAACTGCTTGTATGTTTCAATTCCAGAGGAATCAAATATCATATCATTTACTATAGTGTCAAATGTTTTACGTTTACTAGCTTTAGCAATTTGTACTCTAGATTTAACATCTATTTGATCCAAAACATCTTTGACAGCTTTAACGTTTTTAGTGGCATCATCTGCAAAGTAAAAATCATTATAACCTTCAGCTGCTTTATCTAGCTATCCATCTTGCCTTTAGCTTGAGCTGTGCCATCTCCTAAACCAGTTATATTATCTAAAGGTATATTTATACCTAAAGCTTTCATAAATTCTTGTATAGGACCAGCAGCATCTTGTGGTCTAGCTGTTAATATAAATAAATCTTCAGTACCTCGAGTATCAGCTATTTTTTTAGCAACATTAAATAATGGGCCTTTTTTACCATCAATTACTTTAGCAAACTGACTAAAATCAAATGTAGCTCCTTTAGCTTCAAGATCAGCATGCTTGTTCTGCAAACTGTGTAGCATTTATTTCTGTAGTAGCACCAGGTAGTTTCTTTTAAAACTTCTAATTGTTGTTCACTATTTAAGCTTGTGAAACTTTGTTTATAGCTAGGTAGATTTTCAAATTCTTTTTTAAATTTTCTTCTTGCCACAATATCAAGCATATCGCTATCTATTTTAGACATTGGTTTTATAACTATAACTTTACTATTAGATCTAGCTAGTGTATCGTCGAAATCAAATACGCGTATTTTTTTAACCTTAGGATCTAATCTTCTACCTTTAGCCAAAGCTTCGTCAGCTTTACCTAGATCTTGTACTACTTTTTCTACTGGTGTAAATTCTTTGTAATTTAAAGAATTAGGCGTTAAATCAGAATCTCTTTTAGAAGCCATTACTTTTCCTGGAGCTAAAACAACTAAAGCGTCTATCATTGCTTTAACGTCTAAATCAGGATTAGTAAAGCTAGCTACTATTTGTTCATTCTGAATATAAGCAGCTTGTAATTTTGAGTCTGCTCCAAAAGCATCATATAGTTTTTTATTTATAGCAACTCCATTTTCTTCTGCAATTGTTTTGCCTGTTTTAGGACTAATCACTGTTTGTAGGTTTATACCAGCAGCAGCTAATCTACCAATAGGGCTATTAGCTATAGATTGACCAGCAGGAAGTTTTTTACCTAAATCTGCTTTATCAAGTTTAGTATCATCTTTTTTGGATAATTGTATTTGATAATAATTAGCTCTAATATCTTTAATTATGGGACTAACAGCATTTTTTTGTATAGCATATATTAAATTAGCACCTATAACAGAAGCGGGTATTGTATGCTCTTCTCTAAACTTAACACCAGTATTATCACTTGCTTTGCCATCAGGCCCAGCGTATTCAAATTTAATAGATTTATATTTAAAAGGCGCAGCTATTTTTATAGCACCAGTCGTAGCTTGATAACCAGAAGATATAAATAATGAAGCTAGCTCTATAGGCATATTGTATTTATGAACAGCATCGGCTAGAATATTAGTATATTCTTCTAAAAAATCCATATTAGCACTAGATTGAGCTTCACCTTCTTTAGAAAAAGCTTTTGCTATTGAAACTCTTTTTGCTTTTTTAAGTTTTGGATAAAATTTATCATTTTGTTTAGCTAACTTTAGAGCTTCTTTGTAGGCTGGATCACTAGTATTATAGTATAAACCTCCTCTAGTTGGAGTATTTATATATACACCATCTACTTTTTTTCTACCAAAATTACCTAATTTAGATAATTCAAAAACAGAACTAGGTATTCTAGCTTTTTTAATATAATCAAGCATTTCTTTACGCTTAGCCTCTCTGTTGCCATCATTGATAGTTACTTTACCAATACCAAGAACTTTAGCCACGTCATTTATACTATTTAATCCAGCAAGTTCTACTAGTTTTAAAACTTCGCTGTCGCTTAATTTAGTTATTCTTTTACTAGCCATTGCTTTAGCTTTACCAGCTGCAACTCTTTGTTTTGTTTCTGGCTTTAACCCAACTTCAGGTGATCTTGATACTTCATTAGTTACAAGTCTACCATATAAACTAGCAATACCTTTTAACGCTTGAGCCTGTGGTGATCTTGCGCTAAAGCCTTCTGCTTTCTTGCCTTCAACAATACCAAATGCTTCTAAAAAATCTGCCTTGCTAATGTTTTTGTTTTTAATAAATGGAGTAAGACCAGCGCCCTCGCGTACTTCGTTTGCCTTTAGTATAAAAAGCTTTTAATAAACCCTGTTGGAACGCCTGTAGACGTGCCTAAGATGTCATCTGTTGCAGCTTCTGTTACTGAGCCTTCTGGTAATATTCTTAATAATTTATCAGCGTTCTTATTAACAAATTGCTGTATTGCTGTTGCATCGCCTTTTGACAGATTAGCTCTTGGATCTGTTAGTTTTTTAACAGGTATACCTATTTCTCGAGCAATAACCTCAGGTGCTAAATCACCTAGTTTTTTAAAGGTCATACTTTTTGGATCGATGCCTTTAATTTTTTCTTTAACTTGCTCTGTTATTTCTGCAACTGCTTCAGCTGGCAATAAAGAACTAGGTTTAGTTAGCTTGGTTGGTTTTTCTTCTACAACTTCTGTTACTTCTTCTGCTACAACACCTTTCGCCTCTGTTACGTCAGTTGTAAACTCTTCACCTAAAACTCTTTGTGAAGCTTCAATAGCTCTAGCTGGTAAAAACTTGTTTATATAAGCAGCTAATGGCACACCTGATTCAGGCTTGTATTCCATTACTAGATCAAGAATACCACGCTTACCAGTTTCTATTTCATCAGTTAATAGTTGACGATCAAAATTTGGTGCTTGACTACGAGACTCTACTATTTTGCTCGTTATAGGCTTAAACTTTTCTATAATTTCCATTGCTGCAGAAACACCTTGTTCATCATACAGTCTTTGAACTTCTTGTGAGTCTTCAACTCTTTTACTTTCTTTAGCTACAGATTCTTTTATTTCTGTTTCAATATCAACTTCTGGAGTTATAGCGACTTCAGCACCTTCAATAGCGGTTTTCTTTAAACCTCTTGATAAACCTTTTTGTCTATGAACACTTCTATTATAATCTTTTATAAAGTTTAATACATCTTTACCGTTTTTGAACTTTACTTTCATACCCATAGCACTTAATGCTCTACGTATAAAATTACCAAGTTTAACGCCTATAGTTTCGTTTATTTCTATAGTACCATCAGTTAAACCTTCACTGGTTAAAGTTAAAACCTCTTCCATAGTATCAGCTTGTGATATATCAGCGTCTTGTATATACTGATCTAATCTAGCTTTAAACTCAGGTTTTATTGTTATATTTTCGTTTGTTTGTAATTCATTTAATAATGATTCACCTAAAGCTATAGCAGCTTCAGGCTTATTTTTAACAGTTTCATATAGTACAGCATGACCTGTATCGTGAACTGATCCTGTGAAAACCTTATCTTCTGTAGCAGTTTCTTTATTTAAAATTACAATTCTACGATCGTTAGGTAAAACAACAAACGTTGCGTAGTTATCAGAGCTTTTAGTATCAATTTTACCGCCTTCTTCTTGAAGAGTGGCTATAGCTGAATCAACATCTTCTTGAGTATCAAAAGACTCAAAACCAGTACCTATTTCTTCTGCTATTTTCTTAGCACCGATATCTAGTTTTTCTGTTTTATCTTTTAGTTCAGCTTCTGAAACTATTTTATTTATTTTTTGCTCTGCCTGCTTGTATTCTTCTTTAAATCCAGTAATAGATAAATCGTAAGCATCTTGAGATATTTTACCACCTCTTAGTTTTTTATTTAAATCTGTTATTTTAAAAGCTGCAACATCTTTAAGATCTGTTGTAGTTTCTAAGGTACTTATATCTTGATCATTTAAGTTTTCGTATATTTTATTACCTTTTACAACAGCGTCTGATATTTGTGATTCTAAATTATCTATCTGTATTTGAATACCTTGCTTTACGGTTTTATCATCTACTTCTCTCTGTTTATTTCTAAGAGAAGTTAAATTATCTATGCTTTGATCTATATTTATAGTGCTACCTACTTGTCGTGCAGACTTCATAGCACCTATTGAATAACTACCCGCAACTACAGAGCTGCCACCGAAAGCACCTTGTACACCTTGCTCTAAACCTTCTTCACTAGTTATAGCATCTATAAAAGCTTTTCCAGCTTTAGCTATTTCTTCTGTTCCAGCAACTCTACCAAACTCTTTGTTTACTTCTTCGGCTCCATATTGAAGTACTTCTGTAGAAAATTCTGTCTTAGCAGAAGATAAAGCTCCTACGGTTGTTCTACCTGTTTTGCTATAAATTAACTTATCTGAAAGATACTTATTTAGTTTACCTAAAGCTCCACTAGAAGGAGTTTCACCTTTTAAGCCTTTTTTAGCTTTTCCAACAATTTTACCAAGTGCAAAAACCTCTAAACCTTGCTGTACTACGGCTATACCAATTGGCACAGCAGTTTCTGCTTCACCTGATAATATTAACTCATCTAAACTAACGCCTAAGTTTTTAGCTTTCTGCTCATTATAATTTATATAATTATCAGCTGTATAATCCATAAAAAAACCAGTACCTCCAGTTCCTGTATTATAAGCTATACTTCCTACCATGTTAGAAACAGCGTTTATACTTCCTGCTATAACACCACCAACATCTCCTTTTTTGTAACTTTCTATTATACCCTTAGTCGGAAGAGTTTCTTTTTTTTCTTCTTTTAATTTTTCTATATCTTCTGCAGTGGCTTTACTTCCTAAACCTTCAGCTAGCCAAGAATCTTCTCCAACCCAATTAACGTATTTATCTACATTTTCTTGACCAAAAATAAAGCTATAAACAGCATTAGTTGCTATATCTAAAGCTGAATTAGTGTCTTCTTGTTCAGAAATTGGAGTACCTGGTATGTTATTTAAACCCCAAAAATCTAAAACTCCTTTTATTTGATTTCCAGTATTAATAAAAGAGTTTTTTATAGACTCCCAAGAAGAAATTTCACTTTGTCCTTTAGGTTTTTTATTTTTTTGTTTTTCAGTATATATGTCAAATTCTTCTTTACTTACATTTTTTCCGTCTATATCATAAGTTATTTCAGGTTCTGGTGATACCGAAAAAGTATCTTCCAACCCAAATTCCGTAACGAGCTCTGGTGCTTCTTGAGGTCCCATCGACGGAGCAACTGCACCCGGTACACCGTCTTTTTTCTTTACTGTACCAAGATCTACTTCTTCAAGCTCTACTTGTTCAGAAACTTCAACTTCTTGTTCTTTCCATCTGTTAGCTTTTTTCCACTCTTGTACTAATCTAACTTTTTCTTCGTTAGAAAGACTAGGATCTAAAGAATCTACGTATAGTTCTAATTCGTTCATTTAATTTAAGTTAATTTGTTATCTTGTAAAAACTTTTGAGCTTTAGCTTTTTTAGCTTCTGCTAGATCAAATACAGCGGCGTCTGCCTTCTACTATAGGTAGCTTGTTTGTAGTAAATTGCTTTAAGTAGTTATTCATAAAATAATCCCCGTATTTGCTTTCAAATAATTCTTTATTTTTTTGAGACAAAGGTAATACTTCTTTGTAATCCCAAGCAACACTACCTGCGTTTGCATTTTGTGCCATTTGATCATCTTCTTCAACACTTGATCCTTGACCAATAAAAACGTTCCAAGCAGCTACAACGCTTTGTTCTTGTTGTAACAAGCCTGCTACTTCAGCATTTACAAATGGCTGTGCTTTTCTTTTAATTTTGTCTAAATCAAACTTAAGTACGTTTCTACCTTTGCCACCGCCTATGTCTATTATTTCATAGTCAAAAGATCCGTCTACATTTTTCATAACAAACTCTTCAGATAAAGAAGCCTCTGGTAGTAAGTTACCTTCTTCATCTGCGGATCCGTCTGCTAAAATACCACTATCAACTAATAGTTTTAGCATGTCTGCATTTACATCTGGAGTTTCAACTACAAGGCTAGTGTTTGATTCTAGTAAAGCACTAAGCGTATTGCTGTTAATCACTAAAGGTTTTTCAAACAAAGGTCCTTCAAATACTATTTCCTGAGAACCATCTTGCATAAGATTTAAATAAACATTATATCCTTCTGTCTTAGAAAAACCAGGTTTGTTAGTCATAATGCAATTAGCGACCATAAAAGAGTAATCGTTGTTAACGTCATAGTAATTATCCTCTGTTACAGAAAGCTCGTCTACGACCTGTTGTAAGAACTCTATGGACTTCTGAGGAGCTTCATCTAGTCTTTTTACTTGCTCATGTTCGTAATTACAGCTTTCATCTAAACATTTACCTGATTGTATAGCCATTTTTAGTTTAGCATACATCTTACCTGTATTAGCATAAGCATTGTCTAGTATTTTAAAAGAAGCGTCAATGTTAGCTGCAACGTAATCTTCGTTGTAAGCTAGCGCGTTACTTTTATTAGCTTGTTGTATAGACAGATTATATGTTATGTTTTTATTCTCCATTTTATCATTTTTTACCAAATGCACCTCCAAATAAACTAGCTGCAGCTCCAATACCACCAGTTAAAGCAGCTGTGCTATCTCTACTAGCAGAAGCGGCTTGACCTCTTAAGGCTGCTATTTGATTAGAAACTCTATCTAACTGTTGTTGCTCTCTTTGCTCTGTCATGCCAAATACAAATTGTCTACCGGCTACGTCTGCTTGTTGTAGCCTTTGTTGTTCAGACATTTTCTGTTGCTGTAGTGTAGCTTCACCAGCTGCTCTTTGTCTTTCATTAGCTACTTCTTGACTTTCAATACTAGCTGCTACACCTTTTTTAGCCCGCAATGCGGCTTGAGCTAAAGCCGTGGCACCACCTGCTGAAGCACCCGTAGCTCTTATGGCATCTAAAGTATTAGCTAAAGCAATATCACTTTGTTCCATTTGTATTTCAGCTGCTTGAGTAGCTACACTTAAACTAGCAAAAGGATTACTAAGCATTGAGCTTAAATCCTGAACGCCTTCATAAGGATTAATTATTTCTTGACGATTTTTTTCTAGTTCAGTTAATTTTGTTTCTAGCTTAGCAGCCTCTCTACGAGCTCTTTTAGCAGCTCTTCTAGCCTTTCTAGACCCAAATATACCACCAGCTAAACTAGCTACGCCGCCTATTATAGCTCCTACCATTTTTTTATATTTTTATTATTAATATCCATTATTAGAAGTATACGTTGTAGTTACATTGAATAATTGTTTTTCACCACCAACATCTGTTGAAGAGTCTGTTGACAAAGTCACATTGGCATAAAACCCTTTTATACCACTTATTTTATTACCAAAATTAATTTCTTTATCAGTAGGTCTACTTGCGTTTATGAGATTAGCTACGTATTTATTTTCTTTTAAATTAAACCCAGAATAATACTTAGGTAAAGCTGGTGTAGTTGTATTAAACGCGGTATTATATAATGATCTATCAGCAACTAAGTAAAAGTTTAATAAAGCAAATTGAGCTATATTAACGTTTTGACTAACAACTATTACCGCTGTTGAAGGTGTGTAGCTAACTATAGTTGTGTTATCTGGAACACCATCACCAGTAACTAAAGCACCAACAGGTATTAAACCACTTATATTACCTAAGTTTATTATTGTGTTTGTTGAAGCCTGAGAAGCATAAGCTGTCGACTGTGATATAACATATTCACCTTCATAATAACTTCTAACTCCGGATGCTTGATCAAATGTATTACTCCAATAACCGCTTGTTATTTTCTTGCCTGTTAAATCAGATTCGTATCTTGAAACTTGCCAACCGCTATTGCCTTCGTAACCTACTGCTTGAAAACTTTTAGAATTAGCTGGATTATCGTTTACAACAAATTTTATAAAGCTGTTATATTGAACTCCATAAAAATTACTTCTTGGTACAACTGTTCCTGAAGGCGTAAAAACTGAATAATGTCTATACAATTTACCATTATACATTGTATAAAAATTATTTTGAACACTAAATAGTTGTTCTGGTTTAAACGTATAAAAAGAAGGCCATCCAATTACACCAGGATCAAACGATGTAGTATAGTACTCAGCATTAGATTGAGTTATTGGATTTTTTTGCAAAGAAACAACATACTCAGAGTTATGAACGTTATATCCGCCTAAAACTATGCCTTCGCTACTTACTGTGTCTATATCATTTATTTTGTCCCTAAAAAAGTCTTTCATGCCGTACGCAGATATTTCATCGATACCACTAGCACCTAATCTTAGTATTACATTATTGTTTTTGTCGGCAAAGTATTTATTATAACCATACACAGCAAAACTTTCAGGATTTTTACTTATACCGTATTCACCATTGTAAGGTTGTATTGTACCTATAACTAAATTAGATGTAGTTACAGAACCTCCTCCTTCAGCATTATATATAGCGTCTTTATCTATTAAAGCTCTAGAAACTTTTTGCTCTTGAAATATTATTAAATTAGTGTTTTCAGTATAAAGCTTTTGTATTGACCCATTAGCAGGGTTTGCACTTTTTGTTATATCTTCTGCTATAGAGAAAACATTACTTTGATTTACTCCAGTTCTAGAATTAAAAATACCAGAATAAATTAAAGAGTTTAATCTAAAAGAAGCTGCTTCTTGATCTTCAACCAAATAAGCTTTTGCTCCATAATCTGTTGACGTATTGTTAAATCCTCCTCTAATTCTAGATTCTTCTATAACCCAGTCATTTTCACTATTTGTAACAGCCACAACAGGATAACCTCCAATGTCGCTAGGTATTCCTCTAGATCCATTCCATATAGGCTCTTCATAAGAATTTGTTTTATTCAGGAAAAAAGAATTAAAGTATTTAACTTCTATTATTGCAGCCATATATATAGATATTACTTATTTTTTAACTAAATTACACGTTAACTTGCCAAGCTATTTGATCAACATCATAATTGTTTTCATCTATAAGAAAAGTTCCAACCGCAACTTCTGTTTGATCACCTTCGCTAGGGTTCCATCCATAAAAACCATTAGGAGCTGGATTTGTTGCGTTATTTTGACCAGGAAGTATAGAAGGATTAGAATAATTACCTATCTGCTGAACGTTTCCTGGGAATAAAGCTGAACAATAAGCAAAAGTATCACAACTAGAGTTCCACAAAGACAACACATCAGCTTCTGATATATTAGAAAACCTCAAATTTTCACACAAAGGTGGTAGATTTACTGTGTTAAAATCTATTGTTACAAATCCGTTACCGCCCAGTGCACTTAACAACGGTGGCTGTTGTGGACCAAGCATTACTTGAGCTTCAATACCAGGATTACCCAAAGCAACAGATGAAGGTCCCGGTACAAAGTTTTTTGGAAAATTATTTATACCATATTCTGAACTAAAATTTAAAGTGGTTAGATTTTGTAAACTACTTTCGTTGCTCCAAGGTCCATTATATAAATACCAACCGTGGGCATTACTCGCGGCACCACCAAAAACTTCAAATATAGTTATAGATTGATACCAATAATCATAAGCGCCAGCTAAGCTTTGAGGTCCTATAGCTTGCCTTCTAAAACCTCTTTTATATGAAAATTGTTTTACATTTCTTACTCTTGCTCCAAAGTCAATGACTATGTCTATACAGTCCTGATCATTTTGACCTCCAGCATCTTGAACACATATAGTTAATTCATATCTATCAACTGGAACATTTCCAACTTGTGTGTTTATTAATTGAAATTGAGCAACGTTAGAAACTATAGTAGGCTCATTTAATATATCAAAATACTCTACTTCGTCTCCGTTTGAGTTGGTTTGAGATGTTATAGAACAACTTCCATTGGCAAATACTGGGGCAAAAGATATATTATTTGCGCCATTTACACAGTTTATTGTTGTTATATTTTCTTGATTATTAGTTATATTGTAAGTAGTTCCATCTGCTGGAGATTGTATAGTCGGTGAAACATTGTCTAATATTATAGTTCTTGTCACTTCTAAAGGTTGATCATTTATAACAGCATTGAAAGTTAATTCAAAAGTTGTTAAACTAGATTGACTAGAACTATTCTCTTCACCATAGTATATAGCATTGTAGTAAGCAGCAGTTGTAACTATATTAAATTCATTTTGACCAGGTGTTTGTACTAAAGAAAAATATCCTAAATCAGTTATGTCTTCAATAGCATTACTAACACCAACTAATCCTAAATCTTCATCTATACTAGCAAAAGGTACTATAGCTCCAAAGTTATCAATTATATAAAATGGAGCAGCTAAAACACTTGCGCCTTGAGCTAAACCTTCATCAAAATCGTTAGTGTTGAAGTCACTAAGTGTTGCGCCAGCTGAAGAATCATTTATGACAGCGTTGTTAAGATCAGATATTAAACCTGAAGACGATGTTTCCCAAAATATATCTAACAAGCTTTCTTCTGGTTTTGTTTCGTAAACAGCTAAATACTGAATACCGGGCGTAGCATCTGGAACAATGGTTATTGTCTGCCCAATGTACACGGTTTGTGGTTGATTAACCTCTAAAACTGGAGCTGTAGTATAAATTATAGTACCACTTGTAACGTTTACGTTGTTACTAACTGTTAGAGTTATATTTGGAGCTGTTCCAGTTATGTTTGTTATAGCAGTTCCTGCAGGTATCCCGGTAGCTGTTACTAAAGTGCCATTTCCAGCGCCACCAGTTGGAGCTGCGTCAACAACAAAAGAAGTTGCTCCACCTGCTGGTGTTCCCGTAGTAACACTAGCTGTACCAGCTGAACTTCCAGCTAAAAATTGAACTACTTCTATATCTTTAGGGAAATTATTAGAAAGTACCAAATCGCCCGGAATTATAGTTGTTGTATCGCCAGCTATATCAACTAGCTTGAAAGAATCTGTTGTTGCTGATTCTGCTATATTTGCTGTTACTGTATTAAAATTAGTTGTAGCTACTTGTCCTATTTTAGATTCTGTACTTATTCTAGCTATCAATGGATTTGAATCTACAGAATAAAATTGAGGAAAATAATTAGGTCTAGGCGGTTCAATTGGATTATACTCAAAGAGATCATTTACTGTTGAAATCATAGAAACAGTATCAGAAAGTCTGCCAGTATAATACTGATGATTTGAGTTACCTAAATTATTAGTAGGGTCAATTAGATTAGCTGTATTTTCAACTCTACCAAACAATTGAACAGAACTTCTAAACTGTCTTTGCTGTGGTCCAACTTCGCTTAAATCTCTAGGTACTTTATTTATATTATCGTTTATTAGTGTAGCATGAGATGTTTTGCCTATTTCTAGCGTAGCGTCTTCAGGATAAGCTGCCATTATACCAGGTAAATATACATTATAATATTCTTGTTCTGTTTGCTTTACAACAACTTTCCAAGAATACCATCCTAGTGGATTATAATCAACACTTGTTGTATCTCCACTGTATAAACCTGGAGTACCTGTATTTGTATTTCTAAATGAAGTTATAGCTTCATTAAAAAGTATTTTTATAGAATCACCAGGCCATTCAGACGGATCTTGATCTATGCCGTCGTAAGGCGAATAAACAGTTGATCCAGAATATGACTGCGGCCCAACTTTTATAACATCTTTATTATTAGAAAGTATTACTGTAGATGTTCTACCATATCTATCTGAAAGAACGATACCGACTTGATAGTTTCTATTTTGTTTTAAAGAACTGTTAGGATACTCTATTAAACTTGTAGTTTGAGTAGTATTAGCTCCTGGTTCAAAGAACACAACGGTTGAAGAAGTTAAACCATTAACAGCAAACGTTAATTCTATATCATAATTACCACCGTTTGGAGTTATAGAAATAACCTGTGTGTCTGCCGGTATAGTACCTGGACCTGTTACTATAGTCATAAAGTCACCAACATTTGGCAATGTAGTACCTGCTTTTACTGTTATAGTAGTAGCTCCAGTGTATGGACCACCTTGAACCTGCGCTGTTGTTGATTTCAAATCAAAGTCAGATTTTTTAGAAACAGCAACATTGTAGTTTAAAGACTTTGGTGGTGTATGCTTATCTTGGTAGTTGCCATATATAATTCTATTGCCAGCAACTTCTTGAGAAAAAGCTCTAACTGGTATTTTATCATAAACTCTAGTTAAATCTTTTTCTGGAAGAGTTTTAAATGGTTTTTTAGACTGATAATTGTAAACAAAATAATTAGGATCGTTTACGTTTAATACAGTATTATTATTAAGTGTTTGTGCTATATCTAAAGTTATATCACCACCACTAGACGGGTTGTTAGGGTCTGTAGGATCAAAAGCTGTTACTATAGGTTTACCAGTTATTCCAAATCCAGTAATAAAATCACCTACATTTATGCCTCCTTGAATATTATCAATAGCAAACTGCGTTAAACCTGGTACGTTTCCATTTACAGTAATTTTACCAGCTGAGTTACGCACATCATTTATGCTTACTGTGTCTACAACTTTAACAGCTACTTGCTGAGCTTCTTTGTAAAGAATATCTATTTCTTTAACTTTTAAGCTATTTTCTAATTCAAAATTTAAAAAAGGAAGTGGTATTCTTAAATTTATATCTTCAACTTTATTTTCAACAAAATAAACAACTGTACTTCTATAAGCATCAGCTTGGTTGTCTAATTCTTGAAGATTTAAATTATTTTCTTTAACATACATAAAATACCCGTCTTGTTTTGGTATAAATGCTATTTGAGTAAAAGGCGCAAATAAAGAATATTCATTGTCGTCAAATCTAAATCTATAACTAAACCTAACAAATTTATCTTCTAAATAATCTGGATCACCAGAAAAACTAGGATTATAGTATGGATTTGGATTTAAAATTATTTCTTGACCAATATTTAAAGTTGGAAAAACTCCACCGGTTATTGTTATTTCCCAAAAAGGATTGTTAGGATCTGTAGTGTCATATGTAGCGCCGTCAACAGCAGCGCCAGTTATAACAGTAACTTCACCCGTTGTAGCATTAGTATAAGCAACTTTAGATCCAGAGTCATATGTTGTAGAGCCGTTAACCTGTATATCACCCTCAAAAGATGTTAATCGCACAACTGTAGTACTAACAGAACTTAAAAAATTACCAGCGCCTCCATTTGGATAATATTTAGAGCTAACGTCTTTCATCGTTGTTTCGTAATCGCTAGCATTTGTTGATAAATAGCTTTTTTGATAAAGCTCCATACAATCGTAAGGACTATATTTAGCTACAGATATTTGGTCTTCCGAAGTATAATATGTGGCTGAGTTAAAAGCACCTGTAGGATTAGCTAAATCTATGTTTATTTTTCTAGGTTGATTTCTATTATCTGTCCAAAACAATAATTTTTCTAATAAATTAGAAGAATATATAGGATTTTGTTGAGAAAAATTTAAAAAAGAACCTGAAACTAAAAGTTTTGGAGTAGAACTTAAATCAGTTAAACTACATGCGAATATATAGTGATTAGATCTAGTTCCAGTTGGATGATAATCATTAGTGTCATTGTCTGTTAAAAAAACAAAAACAGTATTAGTATTATCATCTGAAAGTGATCCTATACAGTAAAGGTCGTTAACTCCTGTTATTGATTCAAAATCAAATACTAAGTAATTACCTAATACGTTTTCTACTGTACCAACCCCGTCTCCTTCAGATTTACTTACTTGAACATTGTAAGCTTCTCTATATTCACCTTTTGGTATTAAGCGAGCGTCTAAGTCTTGATTCATCTTAGACTTTAAAAAAGTATTTATAGCTTTAGCCATTAAATTTTAGTGTTTTATCCATTTAGATTTACCTCTCATAACTTGAACTATTTCATCAAGCTTAATATTAGATAATCTTATTTTAGCGTTTCTAAGTTTAGCGCTTCTATCTTTTTTAAATCTTTGTACTATATATTCAGGTTGATTAGCTCTTGTAGATATTATATTATACATTATAGAAGCGTATAAAGCATCTTCAGCTAGTTTTGGTACTTTACTATCGCCATCATAAGCTAAACCATCTGATATATACTCAAGTACGATTAATTTATCTACTAAATTACTTGAAAAAGACATTTTACCTTCTTTATAATTAGGGTTAAACCAACCATTTACTTGCGCATATTGTGGTTCTATTCCGTAAAGCTGACCATATGCTATAGTGTTGTCAAAGCCATAATAGTTAGCCCAATAAGCATAATCGTCTAAATTATCAAATATACCTTGGTTAATTATAACATCATTTGCTTTTTTCCATCTTTCTTCAGTTATAGAAGTTCCTTCTATATTTGAGCCAAAGTTGTCTTGAATTGGCAAGCCTACGGCATCTTGAACTGGGTTTTGATATGGACTAGTTGTTAAGTTATTTGCTGGATATATAGTTCTTTTTACACCTAAATGATCAATATAGCAAACGCTAACATAGTTTACATAGTCTTGAGGTAGTACTATATTTAAACTAGCTGGTATTGTTAATTCTTGCGAATGTATGCTTTTTAGTGTATCATAACTAAATTCTTGTAAAGATCTTTTAGCAAAAAATAATACATCAGATTTTTTACATTTTTGAAGTATTTTACCGTCACCAACATAACCAACCATAAAGTTATCTATAGCATCGTTTAATGTTATATACTCATATCCTCCGTAGTTATTTTCAACTGTTTGACCAAAAGCATCTTGATTACCATAATTACCGCCACTTAAAGATTTTAACTGAACAACTACATAAGTGCTAACTAATAAGCCAGAAATACTTATCGTATTGTTTTGTACAGTATAAGCACTTGTGTATTCTACAAAGGTGCCAGGTAAGCCACTTAGACTAGTATAAAGTTTAAAATTATTTAAAGCATAATTAGTTTCAGTTGGATCATAAGACCCAAACACTAAATTAGTATCAAAAGTTGTAGTGAAAGTTTGATTATTTGGCGTAGGTAAAACCGAGGCTGATAAAAAAACTTGCGCACCTTGATAATATTGTTGATTTGTTTCAGTAACTAATGCCATGTTTTATTAAGATTTTTCGTTTGCTTCTACTTGAGCAACTTCTTGAGAAGCTACATTTATTACATTTGGATCATTAACTATAACACCACAGTATTTTAATATTTTCATTATAATATTAGTTTGTTCAGAAAGATCTAATTCAAAATCTATTGAAGTACTTGAATTATAAACATATTGATTTAAACTACCAACTGTAAAACCCCATGATGGATTTAAAGGATAAACTATGCAATTGACAGTCGCTGATTGAGGTTCAGGATTGATAAATAAATAAGGACTTGTAGACGTTCCTTTTTGTATATAATATATAGGATTGGAACTTGTTGGTGAAGTTAATTTAGATCTTATTATTTTATTATAATCACTTTTTGAAACCAACTGTGTTATAGAGTTATATTGAGGTTGACCAATGTATGTAGATATTAACGAACCAAATTTTCGTATAGTTCTATTTATAGACCCTGTACCTGAAATCTGTGGTTGATAAAAAAAACCTCCAGTGTCTAATGTTAAAGAAATTTCTTGTTCAAAAGGAGTAAGTTTCTGTGAAACATCTTCAAATATATTAAAAAACTCAGTATCGTTTTGTGTATTATTTTGATTAATTCTATTTATTTGGTTTCCATCTGGAAAATAAGATTCAAATATTTCATTTTGAACCTGAACAGCTAAACTGTTAAATTCAGCAGGTGTAACATAACCTCTTTGCTCTTTATTTAATATATACAAGACTGTTTGATATACTGTGTTTACGTTTACTGCCATATTAATTTTTTTAAATACTAAAAAGGCGGCCGAAACCGCCTATGTATTAGTATCACTTGTTTTTATAGTTTTTTATCTATAGATTTATAGATCTCAACACCTTCATCTGTTTTCAAGAAAGCAGCAAATGCTGAGTAAGGGTTTTCATCAAAAGGTACGTTCATTAATTTTCTACCGTTTGATCCCCAAGTAAATGTTCTTTGATCTGGTGATAAATTAATAATACCAGCCTCTGCAGCTCTAATAGCTGTGTTTCTTAATTGAACATTATCATCATTAGCTAAGCTAATAAATAACTGTGGATTGTTTCTAGCAAACAAAAGCAAGTCTCTTTTTATCTCTTTAGAGCTCATGCTGCTTACTTTAGATCCAAGCTCAACTCTTAAAATAGCTTCTGCCTGATCTATATCCATATTTCTAGCCGCATTTAAAGCATCAATTTGAAGATCTAAAATATCTAAATCATCAGCAGCTTCTTCAACAGCACTAAATTCCTCGTATATTCTACCTTTTAATGGGTGATACAAAGAAAGTAGTTTTTGTAGGTTTTGTTTTTCTTTTGGAACTTTTAAATCACCGTCTTTAAACATAATGTGACCTAAAGTTGCTTCACCTTTTTGTTCATCTACAAGTGGTGAATCTTGATTTGTAGCATATCTAATTTCTCTTTGCTTACCTGTTTTTTGATCAAAATATAGTAAAGAGTGTTTTTTAGTATGTCTACTAGGTATTGTTAATGTTAAAGGATTTTTATTACCTTTCAAGTAATAAACTCTATCTTTAATTTCCCAACTTGGTTTAGTTGGTTTTGGTGCGGTTTTAACCGCTACTTCTTGAGGTGCAACCTCAACAGTTTCTACTGCTTTAGCTTTTTTAGCCATAATATAATAAAATTAAATAGTTAATAAGGGTAACAGTTACCCCCGTTGTTTTAACGAGGGTAAACATTACCTGTGTAATTACACTCCTTTGAATAATACAAAGTTGTTAGCAGCTTGTGTTACTAAACATCTTTCAGATAGGAAGTTTACTTCCATAGCATCTAAAGTAGATGTAAAAGCTCCACCAGCAGAACCAGTCAACCAAGACTTCATGCGACGATCATCAGCTTGTGAAGCTCTGTATCGTACGTGCAAGAAAGGTCTACGGATGTTAGTTCCTAGTACTTGATCGTAAACAGTTGAAGTTCCAGCAGGAATTAAAACACCTTCAATAGAATTCACACCGTCGATAGCTCCACGAGTAGAAGCATCGTTCAAGTATTTCCAGTCTGTTTTATAGAAATCATAAGAACCTCTACGGAAACCGCTGAACCCTAAGTTCAATGCCATTTCTTCTGAGTTTTCAAATAATCCAAAAGCAGTACCACCAGCAGATCCTCCAGAGATTGCAGCTAACATGTCGTCAAAATCCAAAGCAGTTTGTCTTTGTAAGAATAACATGTTTTCTTCAATAGCTCCTTGAGTATCTAAGTTTTTCAAGATATCATCGAAAGCATCTAATCCAGCAGCAGCAGTAAATCCAACGTTTACATTACCACGTCCTTCAATAGCAGCGAATAAACCTTCAGTACCTTTTCCTGTTGTAATAGCGGAAGCAGCACCTACTTTTTCACCTTCAATCATAGCCATTTCTAGGTAATCTTCAAAACGTAGTCTTGTTTCAGACTCAGCTTTTAAGTACCATAAATAACCAGAAGCACCATCTTCAGTAGCAACTTCAACCCATCCAATTTGTGCCATATCAGAACCAGATACTACGTATTGGCTTTTGATGATGATTGGTGAGTTAGAATGTTGTGTAAACTGAGGATCAACACTTACATACTGAGTTCCAGTATTAGCGCCTACAGCTCCAGCTGAAATTGATCCACCTTTTTGGTATTCAGAACCGTAAACAAATACTTTTAATCCTGTAGCTGTAAAAGCAGCAAGATTAGCAACAGTATAAGGTTGTACAGTAAGAACACCAGTTGTAGTGTTAGAATCAGTTACCAAACATTTTTCTTCAAGACCAGTGGCTGGATCTAAAACAACGATAGTAGCTCTAGGAGATACAACGTTGAATACATCAGCAGCAGCGCCAGGATTGATGTTAATTGTAAGGTTACTTGGAAGACTACATCCATCATAAGAAATGTGTAATCTATTTTGCTCAGACCAAATTACTTGATCAGATGACATTGGCATTTCAGCGCCAACCATTCGTAAGAATCCAGATAACGTTCTGTTTCCGTAACGCTCTACTTCTTGTTCATAAATCTCTGGTAAATACTGCTGTGCAAACGAGTTAGTGCTATTGGGATCACCAGCCACTACACCTGCGGTATCGTTAAATTTTAAATAGTTAGAATTCAAAAGCTCTTGCTTTTGACTTGGTGTAATATCACCAAATTGAGGAGTTAAACTCATAATATTAAGTTTTTATTAGTTAAATTTTCTTGTTTTTATTTTTAGCTTTGTAGCATCAGCGCCAGAAATAGCTTTAACTTTAAATCCGTTTAAAAATACATCGCCTTGAGTAGTCCTAGCTTTAGTGTCACTCAAGTTTTTTGATTTGTTTACAACGTCTTTTACAGCGTCCGCTTTTCCTTGCTCATAGAAATGAGCGGCAATCTTATCTACGTTTTCAGCAGCATAAATAGCCTTGTGATAACCATTAACATCTTCAACATTACCATTTTCGTCTAGGAACTTCCCAACGAGGTTTGTTATATTAGACTGGTTCTCTGCAACTTTATCAACATTTTGAATATTGTACTTATATTTCTTTTCACCAACATTGATATCAAAACCTTTGAAATCATTACTGAAAAGCTTTTTTGTACGATTTTTAAACATTTGATGCTGTTGCTCAGCTTGTTCTTGCTCCTTGTTATATCTATTGAAAAAATCCATAGCTTTTTGTTGTTCCTGAGTAACGCCCGGTCTCAACTTGATCTCGTCGTAATATTTACTCTTGGTTTCTTCCAAAAAGTTTTTGGCTTTCGCAACTTCTTCTTTAAACGCAAGTTTCTTTTTGCGTATATCCTTATCTTCATCGATGTCTTCATCATAGTCAAAATCTTCTAACAGAAGTTCAACGTCTGAATTATCTAAGTAAGGTTTATTCTTTTTATAATACTCTTTCAAAAGAGTTTTATCGTCTACATTACTGTAATCAGCATTTAGACGAGTATAATCTTCTATTGTCCCACCAGTTTCTTCCATAAAGGCAACTAGCTTTTCAATATTCTCTGGCAATGGTTTGCCTAATACTTTTTCATCTCTTATAGCTTCTTTAACTTCTGCTTCAACTTGTTTAACTTCAGCTTCTGTTACTTCTTGGATCGGAGAAAACCCTTCAGTAGTCTCGTTGGACTCTTGTACAGGTTCTCCCACCTCTGCGCTATCTCCGGATGGTTCTTCCACAGATACCTCCTTTGTTTCTCCGACTTGAATGGCATCTTGTTCTTCTTTTTTTATTACTACTTTTTTAACCTCTGGTTCTAGTTCAATCAAAGGTTCTTTAGGATTAACATTTACTTTAGTTACGTTATCCTCTGTTTTGTTTAATTTTTTAGGTGTTTTCTTTTTTGTTTTCAATTTAAACTCACCTTCCTGCTTAACAGGTTCATTTGTTTTTACTTCTGACATAATATAATATAATTAAATAATTAAATAACGTTTTACATAAACGCGTTCATACCAGCGTCTGGCTGATTTTCAAAATCAATTGGTAAGCCATCATTATTTCTCTGACTTATCATTTCACTCTGCTGCGTACCTTCCATTTTTATACGCTTGTCTTTTCTATCTTCTTTTTGTTGTTCTTTTTGAGCTTGACCTTGAACTTCAAGTTGCTTTAACTGCATATCAAACTCGTGTTGCATTTGCATTTTTTGTTGATCAAGCTGTGCTTGTATTTGCATTTTTTGAATCTCCATTTGAGTTCTAGCTTGCTCATATTGAACTTTAGAACCGCTAATAGCCTCTTGCTTTTGAACTTCGTTCATTGCAATTTTCTCATTAGCATCTGCTTGAGACTCGGCTTGAGCTCTAATATTAGCTTGATTATTCTCTTGGTCTTTCTTAGCTTTAGCCTTACGCTTAACCTTTAATAATTGATTAGCTAATTTAAGATTTTTAATCTGTCTTAAATCTATAGCATCTTCAAGATCAATACCTCCTTGCTGCAGTGCAACTTGTATATTAGCTTCTAACTGAGCTTTTTCTTCATCGTCTGGTTCTAACTCTAAGAAAATACCAAAGTCATGAAGATTTAAATTAACAACTTCTTTCAATGTGTTAACATTGTAATTACTAATAGAGTTAGTAAGCGACTCAGCTGTTAATGGAAACTCTAGTGCGTCTGCTATTTTAAGAGCTATGTTTTCTGCAACTCTAAGAGTTAAATAAGATGATGACTGCTTAATATGTCTAGTAGCAACATTAGACGCGTTAGCGGCCATTTTTTGTAAACCTACTAAAGTACTTTTATCAGGCGTACTACCATCTCTAGCTTCATTAAGACCCGTTACGTCACGTATCATTTGCAGGTAATACTGGTACGTATTTATAAGACTTTGTATTTTGCCTTGACCAGAGCTAGAGTTTAATTCTTGAATTGGTACTTTACCTCTGTTTAAGTCACCGTCTTGAGTTAAGCTTCTACCTACAATAGAACCAGTTTGGAAATACATATTTAATGCTTCAGCCGGGTTATAATTAGTACCATTACCAAGATCTACCTCAGCTAAGCCGTCCATATCCAAATAAACACCATCTGGTACTATTCTAGACATTACTTGCTGTAGTTTCAAATGTGTTATTTGAATCATATCAGCAAAGCCAATACATTTGCTAACTAAGCTTTCTATTCTACCTTTGTACATTCTGGGTGCACATATAGAATAATTCATTTTAACTTTAGTAGTATCAGCATAAGGTCTTGACATATTTTCAGCAAGTTCCCATTTAAGCATTGTATCAGTTCCTAATACTTTAGCGCCGCTGTATAAAACCTCTATTGATCTTGATACTCTTTCAAAGTTATCATTTTCAGGTGGATTAAACGTGTCTGGCTTTTCAATAGCTTTTAACAGACCTTGATCTGTTTTCTTAATTTTAAATACTTGATTATGATACGTCTTGTAATCAAAATATAAAACCTGCACAGTATTCTCGTCGTATCCACCCCAACCAGTTACATATTGTCTATTGCCTGGCATTTGTTGTATACGCTCTAATTCTTTTTCAGATATATTTGGAAACTCTTTTTTAAGCTCTGGTATTGTTATAGACTTTATTTCACCTACATAATATATATCTTCAAAGTTGGGATCTTCTGTATATGAATAAACCATATAAGCTGGGTCTACGTAATCAATAGTAATACCGTTAGCTGTGTTAAAGTTTGTTTTAGCAGCTGCGATACCACAAACAGCTAAATCCATATTAAGTCTACGCTTTGTAAGCTCGTATTTATTTTGAGCCATAACAGAGGATATAGCTTCTTCTTCAGCTATCTCTATGCTTTGCTTATATGACAACTGCATATGAAGCTCTAGCTCTTCTTCGCTTCTCAGGTAGTAAATCAGGGTTTGGTACTTGATATAAGTCAATACCTAGATTTGTTTTTAAATTATCTAAGTATTCTTTAGCTAGCATGTCTTCATATATCTTAGAAGCATACTCAGTTCTTTTCTTTATAGATTCAGGATCTTGAGCATAAGCTTTAACATCATAAGAATGTGCTGATATACCATTAACAACAATGTCTACAAACTTAGATAAAATAGGTACAGGTTTCCAGTCTAAATTAAGGTAAGACAAATCACCATTAATAGACAATTCATCTTTGTATTTTTGAACAGGTTGCTCGCCTCTAGCGTACAGTCTCAATGTGTTAAAGTTATTCCAATTGGTTAAATAAGCGTTGCCGTTGGTTCTACCTGACTTGAACCATTCATACTCAATAGCCATAGCAACTTGACTGCCGTACTCTATGCTTGCTTTTTCAGCATCACTAACTACTTGACTTGGAAAAGCGCTATTTGAATTAGTATATATATTCATTTAACTTATTATTTTTGATGTAGTTCCCCTGTTGTCATATCTTTTGATACCTAAATCTACAGGTTTTAAAATTCTTTTATTTACTGGTGAATATCTGTGTTTGTTACAAGCCATTAAAGCTAGTCCAGAGCTAATAGAAGCATCGTGCTTTGTTCTATTATTTATATTAAACTTAGCCCAGTCTTCTAATGTTCTTTGAAAATAAACATCACCGTAACCTGTTTCTTTTAATCCAACAAAATGCTCTATATAGCTTTCTATTGCAGAAGCATGAGCTTGTTTTATATCTTCACTAGAGTTTGGTATACCACCTAGTTCTCTTTCTGTCACCGATAACTTGCTGTAAGTTCTATCAGGTCTGTTCATTGCAAATCCCTCTATAACCTCTACGTTTAAAATAGTATAGAAGTCTTGGCTTGTTATTCTCTACCAATATTGGCATACCGTAAAATACACATGCCATTAACACATCTTCAAAAAATATTTCAGCTGTTTGAGGTCTTGCTATATATTCTAAAAAGAAATGGTTTGCTGGCGCGTCTTCCATTGAAAACTTGGTTAAGCCGTGCAAAGATCCTTTAGAACCTCTTTTATCTACTGTACCTGATATATCGTAAGGGTCACAACCAAAAGCACCTATATGCTCGTTACCTGGGTAATTGATACCATTTTTTTGATATCTTTTATTTTGCAAATGAACTGCTGGCACCCAAGTTACTAAAAATCTACCACTGTTATTTGGTACAAATATAACTTTACTGTCTTGCTGACCGTTCTCCCATTGAAAAGAACCTTTTGTTATACTTATAGAATTTTTAAGATCTTCATTAAAATCTATCTGCTCGTATATTTTAGTTAGGTTAAATAAAGATTCTTTTGATTCATCTCTAAAAGCGTGCTTAGTAGTACGTGGAAACTGTCTATAAAATTCATTTAAAGCATCTTGATCTTGTTTCAATCCTTCAACTTCATTGTCCCAATACTCTATTACACCTAAATCTATTTCATCGCCTTGTGGTCCTTCAATTGGTTTTTTTGGCGTGTCGAAGACAGGTAATCCATAAGAATCAATGTATCCTTCGTAATTCCACTCCATAGGTATAAACAAGCTATATAATCCAGAGCGAGTTTGTCCATTCGCATTTCGTTGAGTGACGTCCGAGTCATTGTATAATTTTTTAAAGTTATCACCGCCTTTGTCTAATGAGTTACTTGTTGAACCCATCATACACTTTCCAATAATTCTAGAACCTAATCTAAGACAAGTTTTTGTTACTCGCCAGTTGTTTAATATATTATTAGGTCTTTCCCACTTACCACTTTCATCGTGGACCAGTAATCTTAGTTTCTCCCCGTCGTACGAGTTGTCCCCTGTATTCTTCCAGTCGATCGTGGTGTCGAGACCATCGAGCTCTCTAAGCGATTCGTTTGTCTCAAGCTTCTTACGGGTGTACTTTGTCGCGGGTACTCTGTACGCAAGCTCTGTCTTTGGCCTGTCCATACCGTCCTGAATTGGTTTGAAAAAGAAGGGGTAGTTGACCGATATTGGAACGACCTTGTCTGTAAACATCTTCTTTGCATCAGGGCCAGATTTGGACAATATTCCAAACCGTGAATCTGACTGAATTGTTGCAGCGTTAACTGTTTCAGCTGACGACATAAAGCTAAATCCAGAGCGGCGGTTTTTAAGGTAGCACATTCCGTAACTACGCTTGTCTGCTTTACAAGCTTCCCAGAATATAAAGAATAATCTGTTTGCTTCCCTAAAGTCTGGTTGCCCAACATCAATCTTGGACCACTGCAAGTACATATAGTGAGTACCAGTAAGGTAAGTAGCCACATCCTTATTATAGAACCAAAAGCCTTCTTCCCTGCGGACGAACTCATTATCGATGTAATCATACCATTTTTCTTTAAAGTCTAGTGGGTATTCCTCCCAATCAAATACAGACTTTATTTTTTTTAATACTTTAGGATATTCCGTATATTCCCATTTGTTAGTTTCAAACTTATGTACGTTTTTAGCTTTAGGTAAAGCTATTTTTAAGTTTTGTATCTCGTATATCTCACCTATTGTACCGTCTTTACTTATTATAACGATATCGTGTTCTTTGTTGTAACCGTACTCCCACTTCTTTATAACGGTTCATACGGTTTAACAACCTTAGGTTTGACGTGATCTTTTAAGACCTTATATAACGTTTGCTCGTACATTACTTCTTAGATCTTCCTTCAGCAAACCCTTTAAAAGTTCTTTCTTCTTTAACTTCTTTAGGGTTTGTCGTTTAGCATATTCTCTTCTTCTTCAATGCGATTAAGTATTTCAAAGGCATCGAATATAGCTAGCTTTTTAGTGGCTGCTGCATTCTTGAGTCTGTCAGCTGATATATCATCATCTGAATCAACAATAGCTTCTTTAGCTACTTTGATTAACTCCTCAACTGCTCGCTGCCCAGCTTGGATTATATTCTTCTTCGTTTCCTTGGTGTTCATACTTAATTACAATATCATTAGATTTCATACAGTAAAGTCTCTTTCCTTCAACTAAAAACTCCCATTCACCATTAGGCGTGTAGCCAACTAGGTCTCCTGGGTTTATTTCTAGCGCTTCTAAGGACTTATTGCCATATTTTAATATACCAACAAGCTTACGCTCTTTATCAAGCGTTAGAGAATCATTACTTTTTATAGGTGTTATAAAACATCTGTCACCAACAGTGTTCCAACCTTTTTCATTTTTATATAAATAAACCTGGTCAAGGTTGCAGAAATACAAATCATTTTCAAAATAAGATCTGCTTTTCTTTTTCTTACCTTTCATATCATAAAAGGTTCTAAACACATTTTGGTGTATAACTATTATATCACCTTTTTTAATGCCGGATTTAAAAGCTAGTGGTGTTTCAATAACTTCAGCTAAACGGTTTACAAACTTCCAGTTTTCAATTTTAGTATTGATAACTACGTCTTTGCCCGCTATTTTAACTGTGTTCTTGTATTTATCACCAACAGGCTTTACGATAAAATCGTACAAGCTTTTCATTAATACTCTAAATCATACTCAACAGATACAGCCATGTTAGAATTAAACTTCTTCCATGGCAATACCTCGTTATTTTTCTTTATGTGAATATTATAAGATCCATCAGTTTCATTGAACAAGATATAAGCTATTTCGTGACCTCCGTAAACCTGCTGACCTATAGAGTAGTGCATAGCGTCATTTTTGTAATCAGAACCTATACTGATTTTTCTTATAACTGAATCCATTATGCTTCTTCAGTTATTTCAGTGTACTCACCGGTTTCAAGATCAACAGAGATCTTGCCATAAGCCTCTTCTAAAACTTTCTTTTCTTTAGCTAAGCTTTCATTTACTTCTGCTACTTTGTGCAATAGAGCATGCTTCTGTGTTTCTACAACGCCGATCTCAGATACTAAAGCATCTAACTCTTTTTTAATAGAAGTTACTTTTTCTAGTTCTTCTTGTTTAATTTTTGCCATTTGATTTAATTTAAGTTAATTTATGTTTATATAGTTACTCCTCTTCTTCACTATTTACAACAGGCGGTGGCACTTCTGCGTTTCTTGGCCAACCAAAGAAAGAATGTGCTGCTTCATCGCCTGGGTAAACCTCATTAGCACCAAAGTCAATAGTATCAGTACTCATAATGTCATAAGCCCAACCATCGTAATACACAGGTGGAGTTATTTCATGCCCGTCAGGTCCGTAAGTTCCAGGTGTCTTTACAATTTTACCGATGTTAACAACAGCTCTAGTTCCGTTGATATACACCATTTGCGTTACACCTTCTTCAGTAACTTCTTCCCAGACACCTTTTGTAATTAAGGCTTGTTTACCTTCTGCTTCTGTTGAAAAATTTGTTTTATAAATGTACATTTTTATAATTATTGAATTGTTAAAATTTCTAGTTCTCTATCTGTTAATGCTTTGTTAAATACTTTTACGTTTCTTACTTTTCCTTCAAAGTTGTAGCTGCTATTTCCATCATCAAAGCTTAATGTTGTCAAAGTGTTAGCAGGTATAACAGAGCCACTTGAACTTGATGCTATTTCGTTTCCGTCTAAATAAAAACTAAAATCATTAACTTTCCACTTTACAGCGATTTTATGAAAGTCAGTAATTGTAGAGTTAATTAATTGGTCAAATATATTAGATGATGAATTTCTGTAATTAATTCTTATTTGGTTATAAACATTGTAAGAAATAATCACTCTATTATTAGTAGTTCCATCATTTATTGTAATCTCTCTTGCCGTGCCTTGATTACCAAGTGCAGCAATCTCTGCATATAATACTCCTTCTTCGCTGTTAAAAACATTTACGTCACCTGCGTTATTTGCAGTTTCACCTAAACGAGTGGCAGTAGAGCCAGCTGTAGGTATGTAAGATGTTGCGTAGGATAGTTGTTCTAATTGTGCACCCCAAACTTCAAAATCGTTTGCAGTTTCTGCTGAGCCTACTCTATTGTCAGCAATATAAACATAATTAGTAGTAGAACCTGCTGTAAAAGTTAGTTCCTCTCTTTGCCAACTTCCATTAAAAGTTATTAACCTTTGATTACCTGTACCACCTCCAATAGCTATAGCACGAATATATGTTGTTTCTCCCTTAACTCCCTTATAGTAAAAAGAAACAGTATATTGTTCGCCATTAGTTAGTGTATAATTACTCCAATAGTGAGATGTTGAAGATGTTAATTGCAGCCTTGTACTTTCATTGTTACCATTTGGTGCGACACCATAGTTTTGCGTAGATGTTACATCTACTTCGTTAAAAGATTGTGTTAAATCTTCACTATAAGTAATTAAATTAGTACTCTGCGGCTCTAAAAGCAAAGATGGTTCTGTTAAACTATCTGAGTAATCTATTCTTGGTTTATCACCTAGAACTTCTATTATTGATACATTATCTATTGAACCTTCAAAAAAATTGTTACCATAAAAATAAAATCCAGATGTTGAGGTTGCAGTTATTGTATGTTCTTGACTTCCAGACGCAGTAAAACTAGGTATAGTAACGCCATATATAGTTGCGTTAATAACTCCATTTGTTACAATAGCGTCAAAAGAAAATTTATATTTTTTACCTATCGTTGTTACTGGTACAGTTTGAACTAAAGAAGAACCTGTTCCTGAGGTTTTTACAGCTTTACCATCTCCCACACTCCAACCTGTACCAAAACTCCAATTCTGCCCAACTTCTTTCACTGATACGTTGTCTATTGTGAAATCAGTAGCGCCTTGTCTTATAATTTGTAAGTCTCCGTTTGTACCATCTTGTTGAGCATATAAAACTATACTTTGTGTTGTTGTAAAAACGTGTTGTGCACCATTAGCACCTAATTGAAATCTCATACCACCACCACTATTAACTACTATATCAGCGGTAACTTTATAAAATTTACCAGTTGTTAAAATGTCTTGACTAATAAAAAGTGTAGAACCATCACTTACATATCTTGCCTTACCTTGATATTCTGTAATATAATTATTTTGATTTTCTGTGCCTGTAATTGTCCAACCATCAGGATTGTCATTAGTCCAATTGCTAAAATCTCCATTTGTAACTAATTCTGGTCCTATTTCACTGAAATCACCATTTTGAACTAACTCAGGCCCAAAGTATCCAACGTCTTCTATTAATCCTTTTTCATTTACTCTAGTCGCAGCACTGTCTCTGTTAAATGTAAGAGGTGTTGGTACAAATGTAAAATCATCTGTATAGTTATAGCTTAATATACTACCTGACTTTATAGCCGGTTTATTTGGTAAAGTAAAATTAGGTTTTGCCATTATAATGTATAATTTAAAGCCGTAGCCATTTCTTGATATGATTGATATTGTGGAACTGTTAGTAAGTAAAGCTCACCATCAGACATTGCTCGTTTGAATACTTTTACGTTTTTTACTTTTCCGTAGAAAGGTAAACCACCACCGCCTTCATCAAAAGCCAATTCTTTAAGACCTGTTGGTGTAGTACCACTTATGCTCGTTGTTCTTTCAACACCATCAATCCAAAGACTAAAATCATTTTGTTTATACTTAAAAGCTATTTTAGAAAATTGTGTAGTATCAGTAATTAAATAAGTCTGTATTGTCGATAAACTCCAATTTGATATAACAAAAACGCCTATTGTATTAGAAACTGTTTCATACATTAAAACAATTCTATTTTTATTTGAGCCATCTGATATTGATAATCTTCTATTTGTTCCATCGTCTGCAAGTGCAGCTATCTCCGCATACAATACACCTTCACTATCGTTAAAGTCTTGTGCTGACCCAGAGTTATTACATACTTCTGCGTTTCGAGTTGCAGCAGAGCCAAAAGTTGGGATATACGAGGTTGTGTAAGATAAATCTTCTTGCTGTAAACCCCAAACAATAACATCATCTAAAGTTAAACTTGCTCCCCTACCATCAACAATATAAAACCAAGTATCATTTCCAACAAGTTCAACTCTTTTCCATTCATTTGTTACTTCAAATAAACTATGTGCATCAAATGCATTGTCTAATAAATTAACATTACCAGTTTGACCATTTCCGCTCTTAACATACATACTTCTTGCATCACCGCTTCCTACATTTGAAAGTGTAACATAATATCCGTCAAAACCATTTATTCTTGTTGCGGTTAAACTTCCATCTGGTGCTAAATATCCACTTTCAAATATACTATTTGGTGCATTTGTACGAAAGTTTGAATTTAACCTAAAATCCTCTGAATACGTTATAAGATTAGTACTTTGAGGCTCTAAAAGTAAATGACCAGTTGCATCGTCTGTAAAATCTATTCTTGGTACGTCTGTTTGTATTTCTTTAACAGATACGTTGTCTATTGAGCCAGAAAAAGCTCCACCTTTAAATAACTCAAGTTCATTTTGGCTAAAAGTACCATACAATATATGTTCTCCATTTGTATTTATAAGTGAAGAATTAACATTTCCAAAATCTATATACATAGAACCACTTCCTCCATAGTTAGACAATGTAAGGCTAACTTTGCAAGTTTTGCCATTTAGTCCAGAAATTTGTTGTTCTAACTTTGACGAAGTTCCAGCAACAGATACTGCAGCACCTCCACTAATAGACCACCCAGTTCCTTTAGTCCAATCGCTATCAGTAGCAAAATCCCCATTAACAACCAGTTCTGTATCTGTAACACCTGATACTTTTATAAGCCCATCTTTATCTACAAAAGTAGCTAAAGATCCTCTAGTAAAATCAAACTCTTTATTAAAAAATCTAGTACCGTCTTTTTTATATGCTAGTAAATTGTCTTCTTTTATAGCCCAATTACCGTCTGTTCCTAATTGTATACTTGGATTTGCTGCCATTATATTACTGTGTAGTTATATGCTGCTGCAAGAGCTGCAAATGAATTATACTCTGGTCCTGTTAGTTGTTGAAGTTCATCATCTGTAAGAGCTTCGTTGAAAACGTAAACGCCTTTTATTTTGCCATAGAAAAAATAATTATTTTCAAAATCAAAATCTACCTTTTGCAATGTGTTAGCGGAAAAAGTCGTTCCACTTGTATCTGCACCTACTTCAACACCATTAACGTAAAGACTAAAATTATTTTGCTGATATTTAAATGCTATTTTGTTAAAATCCAAAACATTACTTAAATTATAATAAAATTCAGACTGCACTGTTCCATTATATAGATAAACATTAATTTGATTTGAAGTTGGCATATATCTTAATGCAATTCTATTATTATAAGAACTGTCATGAAGTAAAATTTGCCTATAAGTTCCATCATCAGCCAAAGCAGCCATTTCTGCATATAATACTCCTTCAGTACTATTAAACGTAGATGCACTCCCTGCGCCATTACAAGTTTCTTGTGCGCGAGTAACTTTAGAACCTGCTGTTGGGATATATGAGGTTGCATAGGATAAGGCTTCTGCTTGAGCCGCAAATATATCTATATCAATACTATCACTATTTAAACTGGCGCCTATTATTCCAATTCTAAACTCAGTATTTAAAACACCTCCTTCAACTTTTAATCTTTGCCACTTATTTGATACTGGTAATATAACTCTATCAGACACTGCGTTAACACCAATAAAAAATGTTTGTTCTACATTGAGATTATTTTTTACATATAAAGATTTAGCGCAAGTAAATGGTGTACCACTAAAACCGCTTAACTTAATATAAGACCTATCTGAAGATGTGTTACCACCATTTAATGCACATTGTATTCTTGATGCATTTTTAGTTCCGTCTGGTGAAATAGAATAATTACTTGTTAAAGTGACAAGCGAACCAGTACCTTGTGAATAATTAGTCCATTGACTAAAATCTTCACTAAATGTTATTAAATTAGTACTCTGTGGTTCTAATAAAAAACTAGGGGATGTAAGTGAATCTGTATAATCAATACGTGGTTTGTCGCCTTTTACTTCTACTACTGATACGTTGTCTATTGAGCCTGTAAATGCGCCAAAATATGTAAAATGAAAATTAGAATTAGATGGATTATTAGTGTTTAAATAAATAGTGTAATTACCATTAGCATTAAACTGCTGACTTTGTGAAGTACCTCCTCCTGTAAGAATTGTAAAATATCCACTAACATAATCAGATACAGTTAAATTAATTTTATAAATATTTGATACTCCAGCAGCAAAAACACCAGATTGAATTGCATATCCAGTAGCATTATCTCCTTTTAATTTACCATCTCCAATACTCCAACCATTTCCTAAAGTCCAATAATCATTTGGATCAACTTGTTTTACTGAAACGTTGTCTATTGAAAATTCACCACCTTGACCATAAATTCCACCATATAAAACAAAATTACTATTAATACCACCACCTTGAACGTATTTAGTAAATGTTCCTGTTTCAAAACCTAAATATATATTTGAGCCACCACCTAATAAAAAATGTGGATTTCCTCTTGTGTAAGAAGTTATAGTATATGTTATTTTATAAAATCCACTTAAATTAGAACTACTAATTGATTGAGATACATTTTGATTTGTGTTACTATCAAAAGATAAAACACCATTAGCTATTGTTATAGAATTATTATCTCCAGCATAATATTTAGTCCAATTACTATTCGTGGTAAAGTCACCATTTGTTACAAGTTCAGGACCTATCTCACTAAAGTTACCGTTTTGTACAAGTTCAGGGCCAAAATACCCTACTTGTTCTATTAAACCTTCTTCATTAACTCTAGTGGCTGCAGAATCTCTATTAAATCTAAATCCTAATGTATTATCCTCTGGTTTTATATTATACAAAAAACCATCTTGATATCCAACTGGGATATTAACCAACCCCGCTTTGTCGTATAAATTTGCCATTAGAATAATTTTTTTAGTCTTGTTGTATAATCTCCAAACTCGTAGTAATCAGCATCTATTTGTAGCATTTTATCCCTCATTTCGTAAAACGCTTCTTGCTGTGTAGTCGATGTAATTTTAGCTAGTTCTTCGTCTGTCAATGCTTCTTTAAATACTGCAACGGATTTGTATTTTGAAACATTATCACTCGTAATAATATCAAGTTTTTCTAAATTAGAAGGCATATTTTTATTTAAATAACTAGCTTTTTTCACACCATTTAAAAATATAGATGTTTCCGCAGAACTATATGATATCGCAAGTTTGTAATCGGTGTTTTCAGATACACTAATCGACCCTAATACAGTATTAATATTATTAGATTTAACAAAATATTGTAATGTATTGTCATAAGTATAAAAAGAAACTTGATTTTGTAATGAAATATCTGTTATACGTATTTGCGGAAAAGAAGCAACTTGATTTACTATTTTATATTCCGCATACAAAACCCCCTCTGTTGAATTTATTAAATCACTACTACCAGCATTGTTGCATACATCAGCATTTCGAGTTACGGTAGAACTTGAAGTCGGTATATAGGAAGTTGCGTATTTTCCACTATATCCAGAAGTATTTTCTTGTTCTAGTTGTGCACCCCAAACATAAATTCTATCACTAGTTGTTGTTGTTTGGTCTGTTCTTCCAAAAGAAGTAAAAGTAGGTGTTCCACTCGGACACTTATTAAATTCAAAATTCATTGCATTTCCAGCAGAAGAAGTTATTGCTGCGGATATTGAAATTCTAAACCAACCATTACCAAAATCCTGTATATTTTTACTAGTATTTTGAGGAGTACCATTACTATCAGTAGCTGTGACAATTCCATTTATAATATCAAATACAGCCGTAAAATGTTCCATTGAATTGTAATTAACATAAGTTAATTTGCAAAATTGAAAAGTTTTATATTTCACAAACACACTATAACTATAATTAACATCACTGCTGTATGTAGTGTTTGGATTTATTCTAAAATATTGGTTACTACCAGTATAATTGTTACAAACATATTCACTCGCACCACTTGTTCCTTCAGGATTTATAATATTAGAACTTTCACTAGTTGAATTAAATTTAGACCAAATACTTTTTGTTAAATCATTACTATTTAAGGCTAAATTCGTACTCTGTGGCTCTAACAACAAACTCCCAGTTCCATTTGTATAATCTATTCTTGGTAAGTCTGTATCGTCTGTTACTTCTATTAATGATACGTTGTCTATTGAGCCTATAAAAGAATTACCTCTAAAATCAATATAATCATTTACACCTGCTATATAATCAAAAGTGAAAGTACCATTTGCACTTACAGCGTCTAAACTACCATCAAAAGGTTCTCTAATAAGAATGTTTCCACTTTGATAATCACTTATAGTATACTTAAATCTATACTTATTTCCTGGAGTAAAATTTATATATTGTCGTAGAACATTGGTTCCCATTGTTCCATCAGCAACAACCTTACCATCTCCCATACTCCAACCTGTACCAAACGTCCAATTCTGTCCGACCTCTTTGACTGATACGTTGTCTATTTTAATTTTACCTACACTACTTTTAGAAAATCCTATATTTACATTTGTAGCTTTTATATAAACAGTATGAGTTCCAAGACTTGAATTTATAAAAGTATTTGGATATTGAATATTTAAGTCCGTCCATCTGTTTCTGTAACTTGATAAGTAACTTTATAAAACTTACCTATTGTCATCGGAGAAGTAGTAGAAATAAACCTTGTAAATTGTGTATTAATAACCTCTAAAACTGCGGCATTATTTTCAAATCTTGTATTTGTATCTGCATCTGCATTATAAAACTCCCAATCTTGACCAACCTCTTTAACGCTTATGCTGTCTATAACTTATATTTCCTAGAGAAGATGTTTTATTATATATACCTAAACTAACACTTGAGCCATCCCAAACCTTATAAAGTGTATTTAAACCTAAAGATAACGAGTGATTAACACCTCCCGAGCCAAATGTAACAACATAATCACCACTAATGGGAATTAACATTTATAGTGGTTTTATATATTTTTCCTAAAGTAACTCCTGCTAAACTTTGATTTGAAGACACATATTGAGGGGAATTAACAGACAACAAGTTGCCTCCACTAATACTCCATCCTGTATTTAAAAGCCAATCACTATCCGTTGCAAAATCTCCATTAGTAACTAACTCACTACCTATTTGTGAAAAGTCGCCATTAGTAACTTCTTCTGGTCCAATTTGTTCAAAATCTCCGTTTTGTACTAATTCATCACTTAGTATTTGTACGTTTTTTATTAGCCCGTCTTTTGTAACGCGCGTTGCTGCAGATCCTCTGGTAAAGTCAAAGTCGGCTGATGGTTGTAAAAGTTCTCTAACAGACATTAAACTTGACTGCACATAGTCTCCACTGCCTTGTCCTGTTGCCAATATACCAATAAAAGTAGTTGTTGATGTAGCTACAAAAGTTGAATCTACAGAAATAGTATTAGTTGCATTATTTTCATTAAAAACATCACCTGAAACATTTGATGCGTTAGAAATTCTTGCGTAAATGTTACCGTTAATATTGTTTTTTGTTCCAATTATTTTAAATGAATAGGTTTTACCTATTACAGTTGCAAAACCTGTTGAGCTTACACCTATAGTCGCTGCAGCTCCATTTCTAGTAGCTCTAATATTATTCTCTACAACTGATAAAGTTATGTTATTTCTTGCATCAATCCAACCATTTAAATTGCTTGGTGTTTCGGCTACTAATTCAGTACCTAAGTTTTCAATAGGCTTTAAACTAGCATACACGCCATTACTGTATCCACAGGGCGCGTTTAAAATACTAGATTTATCATCTAGTGTATATGGTGTTAAAAAGTTATTGAGCCTTACGTTTGCTCCAGCTCGGTTTTCTACGTATTCACTTCTTCTGTCAACGCTACTTATCATATCGTTGAAAGAGCTAGAACTAATCTCTTTCGTAGTTAATCCCATGGGCTATTAATAATATGCTACAACGTCCTGTGCAGTAGAATTACCTCCTGATATAACAGCTGAAACTATTACTGGTAAAAAACTACCACTAGGTATATTTCTAAACACGATTGTATCACCAGTATCGTTACCAACTGGTTGAACTTCTAAATCTCCACTTGTTCCTATATAAAGAGCTGCAGAGTTAAGATTACTAGCTCCAGCAGCTATATTTAATGAAACAGCCTTTACTGCGTAGTCAGGTTGATTTCCGTATTGTCCCATTTATTTATTTTTATTTGTTATTGATTTTGCTTTTTCCCACGTGCGGCCTACAAAATATGCGCCATACACTGTAACTAGAAGAGTTTGGAATATTGGTATATACTCTTCTGATATTGAAAACTCTCCAATGTTACCATCGAAGAACGCACATATAGTAAATATAACTGTTAAGTATATAAGTACCATTGGGCGAATATTTTTAGACAAAAATGAATCAGACTTCATATCTGATTGCCATCTTGCTGTAACTTGTTCTTGCGCTTCTTTATCGGCTTTCTCAAGTATTTCAGTTATCAGCCTTTGAGCTTCTAACTTCTCTTCCTTGGTAGTAGTTAGTTTATCAATAACATCACCAACTTCTTTGATGACATTACCTGTTAACCATTCCCAAACTTTCTTCATTATGCTTTTCTATAAGCCTCAGCTTCCCAAGGCAGGTTTTTAGCACCTTCTTGCATTTGTGCTCTTGAATATTTTTTACCTTTCCAGTATACGTATTTATCGTCGTAATTAAGATCTCCACGTTTCATTTGATTTATATGAACCTTTTCGTGGTTTATAACGTCCTGGATTTTATTAACTGGAACATCTTTGTTTATAATAATAGTTCCATTATTATTAGCTTTACCCATAACACCTGCTTCCATATCAACATGATATATTGGAGTATTATCTATTGTATACGGAGGGTTTGTTAGTTTAAAAGCCATATTAGTTTTTGTATGGAAACATTTTATTTAATGCTCCTTTTCTAGCAGCACAACCGCAAGGGATATTTAACCCCTTGCTAACCGTGTCTACTACTTTTTTGATACCAGTAGCTTTAGTAAACTTCTCTACGCTGTCTCCTAAACCTCTTGATTTCATAATTATGCTATTGCAATACCTGATACAGTAATACCAGCTGGTAAATTTACTTTAGCTTTTACACCTCCTGGGTTAGCAGTTAAAGCAGCATTAATTGCGTCACGTACCGATGGAGTTCCAACACTTCCATGTGTTATTGTTACTACATCTTCAGCTGCTTGAGAGCTAGTTAAAAGAATAGTTGTTGTAGTTGCTGAAGCAGCTTCTACTGTAATAATTTGATCAACGTTAAATAAGTAATCTCCTCCTCCTAATCCAGAAGCTGAAGATTTAATTGCGATAAATTTTGCCATTTTGTTTGTGTTTGTGTTAGTGTTAATGTTTGTGTTTTTGGCTAGGTTTGTACAGTCCTAATCTGTTTATTTTAATTTCTAGGGTCGTTATCTCCAAATTGATTTTTAATAGCTCTACCTAATTTTCCAAGTCCACTTAGTTTTTCTACTGGTTGTTTCTTGTCTTTATTAGCTTTTGCTTCAGCTTTTAGTCTAGCTAAGTTAGCTTTACCTTTTTCTAATTTTGCCGCATTTTCTTTTTTTAATCTAGCTTTACGCTCGGCTGGTGTTTCTGTATCATTTAAAGGACTATGTCCCATTTGAAAAGCAGATTTTGAATGCTTTGACATCCAGCTAGCGTGTTTTACTACTGGCATATCGTGCATTAAATTGTATTTTTCTTGTTTTTTTGATTCCATGTTTGTTTTTTTAAAAGCAGTGTTTAGCCGCTGGTGATTTATGTTTTTTATCGTATTTCATATCTCCAGCAAGCTTAGAGATGTGTTTTTCATCTGCAGTCATATTAGCATCGCTATGACCGTGTTTAGCATCATACTTAATATCTTGTTTTAAATAATCAATATGAGCAGCATCATCTTTTTCTGTAGCTTTATAGTTGCTGGCAGTTACTTTAGTATGAGCGTGATCCATACAGCATCTAGCATTACCCGTGTATTTTCCGTAGTGTCCTTTTTCCATTTTTTATATTTTAACGCAACTCATACTTGTGTTACCTTTTGAGTCTGTGATTTTTTTATATTTCATACCAGCTGTGCCTTCGCACTCTTCCTTAGCATTTTTTCTCGCAACATTAGCATCATACTTTTCAGCTCCTTCTGCTATGCCTTTAAACATGTTCATATATAAGTCTGCAGTTGGTTGATAGTCACTAGCGCTCATACCGCCTCCGACGTAACCACCTTGGTTTAATGGACTAGTGTCCATATCTGGTCTTTCAAAAGACATAGATACTCTAGTATCTTCACCATAAGACTTACTGGATTTTTTGTTTTTTAGCTTCTTGGCTTTGTCTAGTAGTTTTACCACTTTGTCATCTGAGTAATTGTAACCACCAGTCTCACCACCTCTTTCAGATCTTTTCTGAGCTCTTTTAATAAGTCTGTCTGCTCTGTTTTTACCTAACTGTTTCATAGGTGAATTACCCATGTGCTTTTCTGAAAACTTTGTCATAATTTATTTTTTAGCGCAACCAAAATTTTTAGCGTAGTTAGCCATTTTAACAACCTCTTCGCTATATTTATCCTTCTTAGACATAACAGCTGACGCAGCGGAACAAGCGTCTTTAAAACCGTTCTTTTTAGCCCAAGCTGTAAACTTGCCTTTATTCTTTTCCTTTATTTCAGGAAATTCTTTAAAAAATGGAGAGCTATACATTACTTGTATACTTTAGCTTTGCTAGTAATTGGTCCAGCTTCGTATTTGCAAGGGTACTTAGATACTTCTAAACCTGTAATACCATTACTGTTTCCAACACCCATTGGGAAACCTTCTTTACTTAATGGTCCGTCCCAAATAGCATTTTCACCTACTTGACCTGCTAAATCAGCTTTTAATTGTTTTATATCTTTCATATTTTTATTTTTTGTATTTACAACCTTTTTTAGCTAATGCGCTTCCGTACATACCTGGCATTTGCTGACCAAACATTTGGCTTGCAACTTGCTGTGTTTGCGGTGGAAATACATTATTAGCTGACTGCGCTGGCACCACTGGCATACCTGTCATAGGATCTACAATAGGCTGCATTTGCTTAGCAGGCGAATCATAGTTCATGTTAGCTGCGCTAGATTTATTAATAGCATCGTACTTAGCCTGTTCCCAGTCGTCGATCTTACCGTTTTTGTTAATGTCTTTTACTTCGTATTTAGCCATAGCTATCTGTTTTTATCTTTGTTCACATTATAAATAGCTTTAGTCATAACCTTGTCAGTGTACGTCTCGCCATTAATTATTTTATTTCGTCTACCTGTATTTATATCTTCTTCGCCTAGCATTATTCTGTATATTCTACTTATTAGCTGCTTGCCTTTAAAAGACACTTTATATATATGGTATTTTTGAGTGGTTCTGTTTCTATGTCTCCAGACTTTAATCCAGTCCTGCTTTAGCAGCCTGTTCCATCTACGGTTATCCCAACTGTAAGAATAAACACCCATCTCAAAGTCTTTCTTAGTGAAAAACTCCATACAATCAAGGTATATAAGAAGTTCTAGATCTGCATCGTTTAAATCATTATTACGACAGGCCCATTTTCTTATAATGCGGTAGTGTTTCAAGAGGTTTAGTTCTCTAATGTCACTAGCGGCTAATCTCATAATACAACGACTATGTCACCTGATTTTATAACGTGATAAGATTTTTTATCAACTTCTATTTTGTGGCCAGCGTGACGATCAAAGTATATTACATCATTTGTTTTAACACCTGCTACTTCGTCTCCTGCAGAAACTACTGTAGCTTGAATATAACGTATATCGTCTCTTTGGCTTTCAGCAAGTAAGAGACCACCAGTTGTTTTGATAGTCCCTTCTTTTGCTTTGTTTATTATTAAGTTTCTACCTATTGCTTTCATCAATTCTTAAATTATTAATTACACAATCAGTAGATAATATTGTTGTTGCTACAGAAGCTGCATTTTGAAGAGCGCTCTTGGTGACTAGTAGTGGATCTATAATACCCGACTTAATCATATTTACCATTTTTCCTGTAACCACATTGTAGCCTTGTCCTTTTCTAGTAGGTGTTTCAACATCTTGAACACCTGCGTTTTCAAGTATAGTTTCAAAAGGAGCTTTAATAGCATTTAGCAAAACTGTTTCACCTATTGACTTAGCTGTTATATTTGTTGCAGCGTTTAATAGAGCAATACCACCACCAGGAACAATCCCTTCTTTGATAGCAGCTTTAGTAGCACAGATAGCATCTTCTACCCTATCTGTTTTTTCTTTTAATTCTATTTCTGAATTAGCACCGACTTTTACTATTGCTATTTTAGCAGATAGCATGGCTAATCTTTTTTCAAGCTTTACAAGCTTATTAGGATTTTTTTCATTAAGAAGCTTTGATTTTATTTCATCTATAACTTCTATAACTTGTTGTGGTGATTCTTCTACTTGAAGTATTGTGTCTTCGTGTGACGTAACACTTTTAACACAACCACCTAGATGCTCAGGCTGTATCATTTCCATGTCATCGCCTAAGTCTTCATTTATAATAGTAGCACCAGTAAGCAGTGAGAGGTCTTGCAGCATCTGTTGTTTATTAATTCCATAAGTTGGAGCATCAATAACATTTACTTTAATGTTGCCTTTCATTTTATTCATAGCTAGAGCGGATAAAACACCTTGTTCTAAATCGCCTATAATAAGCAAAGGTTTGTTGTTTTTTATTACGTACTCTAGCACAGATTGAATCTGTCTTATTGTATCAACTGGTGATTCTAATAAAAGTACTAGTGGATTTTCTAGTTCAGCAGTTTTAGTTGCTTGGTTAGTTACAAAGTGTGAGTTCTTAAGACCTTTGTCGTATTGAACACCATCAACAACTTCTACATGTGTTTTGCCATCAGAGGCTGTTTCCATCATAACTACGCCTGTGTTATCTACAGATCTAAAAGCGTCTGCAATAATTTTACCAAGCAAAGGATCATTGTTTGTAGATATTGTAGCTATTTGATCTATCATACTACCTTTTACATCTACTGTTAATGACTTTAGGTATTTAACTGTTTTTTCAACAGCTGAATTAATACCGTCTTTTAACTCTCTTGAGTTTGTTTTATCAGCTACTTTGTAAGCTTCTTTTAGTATTGCATGAGCAAGTACTGTAGCAGTGGTTGTACCGTCACCGGCTTCTTGCACTGTTTTGCGAGCTGCTTCTTTTAAAAGCGTTGCACCCATGTTTTCTACTGGGTCTCGCAGTATTATAGAATCTGCAACTGTTACACCATCTTTGGTTATGATTGGTCTTCCAGTGTGATCCTCTAACATAACGCATTTGCCGCTAGCTCCAAGTGTGGAACTAACAGCGTGCGTTAGTTTTTCAATTCCTTTAAATACGTTAACTCTAGCGTCTTCACCAAAGTTAAGGTTTTTGACTATTGCGTCTGACATGATTTGATTAGATTTAATTTAAGTATTGGTTTATTTAAAGGTCTTAACTACTTTTGGTCCGTTTAAAAATTCAACTTTCTTTGCGTAGTGTTCAACAGTTTTATCAATTGCAGTTTCTGCTGCTTCCATAGTTTCACGTCTTGTAACGTCTGTCCATTTTTCTTCATCTTGAAGATCTTGATATTCTGTTTGGTAATAACCGTTTGGTAATTGAACTATGCGCCAGTTGGCTTTATCGGCTATATGGTTCCATAGTTTGATTCGGTCTTTAGTTGGTTGTGGTTGACTAGTCCACGAATTAGTCTCGTAATAAAACGTCATTGGTTTGGGTTTTTATGTTAATATTTGGTTTGCACTCACCCGTGCCGGGTATACTTTATATACTCACTTGGTTTTAGTGATTTTTACTAATGTGCTTTTGCTTGTATTATAACCCATTCGGTCCCTGTAGACCAAACAGCTATTCCTTCATATACTTTAGATGTTTCGAAAAAAGAGGCCCCATCTATTGTTTCACCGCCAGTTGCGGTAAATCTTACTTTATGAGCACCACCTCCTGGATATGTTCCATTAGTTACAAATCTTATAACTCTGTAGGGTATTGTTGTAGCAGACGGTAAGTTTAAAACATATATGCCATTTCCACCTGACCAACCTATTTTAACTATGTTGTTAAGTGCGGTATATGTTTCAGACCCACCTGGTGTTGCTGTTGTTACGTACGGTATTAGCTTAGCTACAGCGCCAGATACTATGTCTGAAGCATCATCCCATACTAGTTGACCAGAAGCATTAGAAACTAAAATCTCACCAGCTGCAGTAGAACCAGTTCCAGTTGAATCACTAACTTTAGAAGTTATCTGAAGCGTGTCTGTTGATTGATCTCCAATTATAACGCCACCTTGCATCGTAACAACTCCACTGCCAGTAGCTGTTATATTTGACACAATTATATTAGTGGAAAATATATCATTACTTATTAAGCGAGTGGATGTAAGATCTCCAGCTACAGAAATTGTTACAAGACCACCAAAGCCTACGGCTTGAGTAATATTTGAATCACCAATTTGATTTCCAGTTGGCGTAAACATAGCAATAGTATTTAAAGTACCGCCACCTGTTATACCGCCAGTAGATGTAGATATATACGATGCTAAATTATCTATTGTTAAACTTTTTGTCCGATTTTTTTTAGGAGCTCGTTGCTCTGAATCGGTTATAACTAAAAAGTCTCCACCTGCTGGGGATGTTTTTTCTGGGTAACTGTATATTATTGCCATGTGTTATTATAATAAGTTGGGAGGTAGATGCACAACACCACTTGAATGGGCGCGGTATACCTAGCACCACTTGGGCACTAGACTCCTACCTCCACTTTAATAAGGTAAGAAGAAAGCTCTAGGAGTATTGTTAGTAAAGCTTCCTTTTAATATTAATTTTTTAAGTACTGGTGAAACCTCAGTAACACCATTTGTTGTTTTAGATATTCTAAATGCTACATACTGAATAGATGACAATGGAGTTTGATTTCCTCTTGTGTTAAAACCAGAAGGTCTTGGAAAACCTTTTCTAGTTCCAGCTGAATCTGCTGCAGAAAAATAAAGATCAGGTCTAAAATCAAAAAACTGCCCTGTTGTCGATGTTATTTCTATTTCAAGTGGTCTTTGATTGTAAGGAGCATCAACACCTTCACTCCCGGCTTGTCTTTTGAACCCTGTGTATCTATAATCAGTGGGTGTAGTTCCATATCTATCTCCTCCTTTTTTCCATCTTTCCATTATTAACTTATATGTAGACCCTTGTTCTAAAACTAAGTTTTCAAAATCAGCTTTAAATATAGCATACTTTAAATTTGTAGGAAAAGAACCATCAGTTCTATCTGTTGCTCTGCCAAATCTGGTGTCTTGCGCTGTACCTGTTTGTATCGTAATACCTACTGTATCAAAAAACACTTGATTATTGTCAGGTGTTCCTTGTAAACTACCTACAGTAGCTGTTTTAGTAGTATTACCCTCAACTGATGTGTCCACTATAAGAACAAGGTCACTGCCCTTTGGTGTTACTGTAGTATATGAGTTAATTATTGCCATATTAATTTAATGTTGCTCTATTAGTTGATGCATTGTAAGTATAATCACTAGCTGGACGCCCAGATTCTTTCGATGCTCTGTCAATTGCACGTTCTTCCGCGGTCATTGCGTTACGCTCACGTCCTTTCGCTGTTAATTCACCAGACGGCGTTAAATCACCACGCTTTTTAAGTAAGGATATAGCGAAACTCTTGCTACGAACCTGCGCTGCAAGGCGATCAACTAAGCTGTTACGCCCCATATGTTTTTGTGTCTCCATATATCTAGTGTTCTATAGTCTTATATACTCACATATAAAGGTAAAAACTTACAAAGGGTGACAATAGCCCCTTACTTATATACCTTATAAGGCTAATGTCCTATTTTGAAAATCGTTACAAATAGAGGGGTTTGGTGTTCAACTATCGTGCCAAACTGTTACAATTTACATAAAAACGAATTATTTTAGCCACCCCCGGCCTATTTTTTACATATTTTAATGAATGTTTTCAACTTTTACAAACAAAATACAGAATGTTTTGGATAATATAAATGTAAACAAACTAATACTAATACTAATAATAATAACTATGCAAAATTTACAATCAAAAAGATTTGTTATCAGAAAATCATTAATAGGTAAAAATCAAATCATTGAAGTAACATTCAAAAATGGTAAGTCATTCACTTACAATCATGATAAAGTATATGAAATCATGAAAGATAAATTAACTTCTATGAATTGCTTTAAAAAGTATAAGTCATACACTTCTTCAACAAGTGTACCTGTAATACTAAGAGATAAAGAGGTAGTATAATAACTACTTCTTTACTTCTC